TTTTGCCAAGGCTTTTAATATACAAGCTAGTCTTTTGAAAGGATGGATAAAAGATAAGAAGCAGGCAAAAGAGGAGTTTGCAATGGATATTAGCGATGCCGATTTAAACTTTAATAATTTTCAAGTAAATAAAAACAATTTCTTACTACTAGAATAAACTTGACTTATTCTTTTAATCAATAATAATCTTGTTGTCTTGTGTCAAATTTTTGTTTGAAATCAGCTATTTGACACAGGGCAACCAATTAACACAGGACACAATGATAAACGAGATTAAGCGACAACAAAATAGACAAATTGCGAGAACTCTTGACGACTTGGCAGATTTAAAGCTTCCTAAAGTTGTCGAAGATAGAATTAAGCAAGGGTTTTATGATTTTGCTCAGAATCTTATTAAATTAATACAGGACACTCAAAATGACAAATCAAGCAATAAATAAATCTTTTATTATCCACAAAGATAGCCTATCTGTTTTAAATAAACTGACAGACGAGCAGGCTGGGAAGCTTTTTAAAGCAATTTTTTATTATCAAATAAATAATGTTTTGCCTGAAGATACATTAACATCGATTATTTTTGAACCGTTTTTAAATCAATTTAAAAGAGATGATGTAAAATATCAAAATGTTGTTGAAAGGAATAAAATCAATGGCTCGAAGGGTGGTAGACCTAAAACCCAAGAAAACCCACTGGGTTATTTGGCAATCCAAGAAAACCCAAAAGAACCCAAAAAAGCCGATAGTGATAGTAAGAGTGATAGTAAGAGTAACAGTAAGAATGATAGTAACAATGATCAATTAACAGTAACTAAGAATAATCTTTTTGAAACTTTTTGGCAAAAATATGAACCAATACACACAAGCAAGGGAAGTAAAAAAGATGCAGAAAAAAAGTTTAGCAAAATTATAAAAAAAGAAAGCTTCGATGATATTATGGCAGGACTAGAAAGATATATGTCTTATTGCAAAACAAAAAATTCTTATACTAAAGCAGTCTCAACTTGGTTAAATAGTGAAGGATGGAAAGACGATCATCCTGCCGATAAGGATAATAAGATAGAAAACGAGTTCCCAGACTTAACTAATTTTATCAATAAAACGATCGGCGAGGATGTTATTTATAAGCTTGAAATAAAAAACAACGAGGCAATATTTTATCAAATAAATGATGAAAAAGGCAATAAACTATTTAGTAGCAGTAAAGATAAAAGAGATTTAATAAAAGAGCAGATAGAAAAAATATCAACAATAAATAACTGGAGAAGAAAGTAATGACAGTCGAAAATTTTTGCAATCTTGATGAAGAGGCAAGACTTTTAGGAACTATTATATTTGAGGGACTAACAGAAAAAAGATGGAGCTTTGTATTCGATATTTTAAAAGCAGAGCATTTTTATTATAAAACTCATCAAATCATTTACAAAGAGATGGAGAATAGAGCTAAAGAAGGATATATAGATGATGTTTCGTTAAAAGTTTTTTTTGTTAATAATATCGAAAACGGAGGAGCTTATTTATCGTGGTTAATGAGTAAGGCAACTTTTATAATGGATAAAAGACAGAGTGCTAAAAATATTGTTGACCTTTGGCGGAAAAGAGAGTTTATATCGATTGCAAGTAATTCTGCAAATGATTTAAAAAATAAAGATTTTAATTTTGTTATCAGTAAATTTGAAAATTCTTTACTTGGTATCACGGCTAATAGTGAAATAAAAAAAATAAAAAGCATTGGTGAAATTGTAAAAAGTTTTGAAGAGCAGAGTATCAATGAAGAGTTTATACCTACTGGTTTTGAAACTTTAGATAATATGTTAAACGGAGGCTTTTATAAACAACAACTAATAGTTTTAGGTGCAAGACCTAGTGTAGGTAAAACTACATTCGCACAAAATATAATGCTAAATGTTGCAACAAATAATAAAAAATGTTTTTTTCTGTCATTGGAAATAGGTGAGAAGAATGTAATGCAAAAGTTTTTAGCATTAGTATCGAATATATCAGGTTACAATATTCAAAGAAACATAGGAACAAATACTCAAGCTTATCAGGAAGCTAAAAATAAGTTATCTAAATTACCAATTTATATCGATGATAGCTCACAAGTATCAATCTCGCAAATTAAACGAGCAATAAAAAGACAAATTGATTTATATGGAGTTGATTTAGTCGTGGTAGATTATATTCAAATAGTAAAAGGTGATAATGTTTTTAATAAAAGCGAGGCAACGATAATAAAAGATATTACATCTAGTCTTAAATCTATTGCCAAGGATTACAATATATCTATATTGGCACTAGCTCAAATAAATAGAAAGGGAGTTGAAGGGGAGGATAAGAAGCCAAATTTAAACGATTTTAAAGGATCAGGTGGAATAGAAGAGGATGCAGATGTTGCTATTATTTTGCATAGAAAAAGAGATGTTAATAGCGAATTGCAGTATCTAGAAAATAAAACAGAAATTATCATTGCAAAAAACAGGTATGGCGAAAGCGGAATAATATCAGGAATTTTTGATGGTAAAATTGGTAAATTTATAATTGACGAAAAATTTTAATAAAAGACTAAACTATGTTTTTCAAGAAAAAAATAATAAAATACAAAAATATAAAAACTGCTGGTTATGATAGCAAAAAAGAAAGCAAGAGAGCTAAAGAGCTTGCCCTATTGCTAAAAGCTGGACTTATAAAAGAATTAGAAGAGCAAAAAGTTTTTGTTTTACAAGAAAAATTTAAGGCAAGAGGAGTGAAGCCACCGCATAAAATCGAGACCGTCCGAGCTATTAAATACATTGCAGATTTTTACTATTACGATTGCCAAAAGCAAGAGTATGTTGTTGAAGATGCTAAAGGATACAGAACAAATGAATATAAAATTAAAAGCAAAATGTTTCGGCTTAAATATCCAGACCTGCTTTTTATAGAGAGTTAAAAATAATTAATTATTTTATTTGACTTATTAAAACTATTAATCATAATTAAATTTATAAGATTTTTTCTTATATAGCATTAAATTTAATTTTTACTAATTAATTAAAAAACAAAATAGAAATAAAAATGAAACACTTAATGCGACTTCAATTATTTATATCGACTTACCTTATTATGTCTTTCGTGCAACAAAGTTTTAATTGTTATCATTGGACTGATATTGGTAGATTTTTGTGGGTAGCTTGCAGTCTTGCAATAATTATCTTATGCGAAAGGCAGAGGTAGAAATATTTTAAATTATTTATAAAAAATAAGTAATTACTTATTGACAAATAAATTAAAACAATGACAATATATTTTATCTTTTTTAATAAAAGATTTTTAATCAACTAAAATAAAAAAACTATGAAAACACAAGAAGAAATTAGAACGGTTTGGGGAAAGCTAATTAGCTTTACAGAACAAGAAAAATTATGTAATGATGGTAAAAAAATAAAAAGAAACTGCATTATAGAAAAAAAAATTAATGAAGTTTCAACAAATATCAAAATACAAAATAGCAATTTTTATGATAAAAGACCTCATAATAAAATCAAAAATCCTGAGACATTTCTTAATAATATAGAAACTAACTGGAATAACTTAAAATTCTTTTTTTCAATAAGACCAAACGAAGAAGTTGGAATTGTTTATATCACAAGAACAGCTAATGATAAAACAAAAAATATTTTTAGAAACTTTATAATAACTCCGAATAACTATGATTTTTATTTAGCTAATTCGATGAATTATTTAAGTCAAAAATTTATTACCAATTTTCTTGATGTGGTTCATATTTTGAAAGTAATGTCGCATATTATCATAATAAGTAATTATGATGGCGATAAAAAAACTTTTAACAATATATTACAAGAAAAAAATCGTAAAAATATTATCGATAGCATATCTTTGTTTGATAGAGAAGAAGGTGATAGTTTTTTTAGTTTTTTAAATAATATTTTTGAAAAAATAGAATATACTAAAGAAATCAATCAAATATTATTGCAACAACTTCGTGGAATTCACGATATTCAAAATAGAACTATGCAAATAATGGAAAGCGGAGATTGTAAAGCAATGGTTTATTACCTTATCGGTAACTTAAAAAGAGGCTTTGACGATCTTATTGCAAAAAACGAAAATTACCAATAGTGCACTTATTATTAATCTATTAATTAAACTAAAAAGAAAATGACAAAAGAAATAACTAAATTTGATAAATTAAAAAGCAATCTTACGGAAAAATTAGAAAAAGATTTGCAAGGTAATCCTAATGCGGAGCGATATATCAAGTCTGTTTTTATTGAAATATCAAAAACAAGTAACGATCCTAAAAAAGATTTAACACAATGCAGTCCTGTATCGATTTATACGGCAATTAAAAAAGCGATTGATTTAGGTTTGGAAATAGATGCAAGACAGCACTGCCATTTAGTTAAGTATGGTAATAATGCAGATTTGCAAATAGGTTATCGTGGCTTTATCTATGCAATTAAAAGAGAATATCCTGATGCCAATATAATTGTAAATCTAGTAAAAGAAGGCGATACATTAGAAATAATTGGAGAAGGCGATAATGTTAGCTATATCCACAAAAATACTAATCCTTTTGCCGATGGAAAAATATTAGGTGGTTATTGCTATATTTCTTACACTTTAGGAGATCGTAAAGTTTCAAAAATAGAATTAATCAATGAAGCTGAGCTAAAAACAATAAGAAGTAAAGCAAAACAAGATTACATTTGGAAAGAATGGTTTGAGGAAAAATGTAAAGTTGCTATTGTCCGTAGAGCCTGCAAGATTATATTTGCAGGGCTTAATAATAGTTTATTAAATAATATAATTGAGACTGATAATCAAAATTATGATTTACAAAAAGAAACTGCCACTGAAGTAAAAATTATAAATGACTTACCGCCATTAACAGATTTGCCACCTTTAACAGAAGAGGAGCAAGAGAAAATCATTCAAGAGATTGAAAAAGGTAACCAAGAATTAAATAACGAAATTAATTAAATTAAAAACATGAGAAATAGATTTCAAATTATCGGAGCCAGTGAAGTTGCTGGCTTATTAAAAGAATATGCTGGCAATTTACTTGCTGAGAATATTATCAACGAAGAACAATTTAATAAAATCTCTAAAATGCCGAGTTATCTTGAAACAAGATATTCTTTGGCAAAAAAATTAGAGATGAACGAAGTATATTTTGAAAAATATTCAAAATCTATGGAAAATGAAGCTATGCAAAGGGGTAAAGATTGCGAGCAAATGGTTGCAGAAGATTATTTAGCAACAAATGGTGGAGAAATAATTGAAGACCAAACTAGTGTCGATGATTTAATTACTGGAGCTATTTTTCCTTTTAGAGCAACTATTGATTACATTCTTGATAATAATAAAATTCTTGAGATTAAAACAACGGCAATTAGTCAATGGGAATTTAACTGTGGAGATGATGATAGTTATAGAATGCCTTATAATTATTATATTCAAGTGCAGGCACAGATGTGGATGCATAAGAAAGAAGAGGCAATATTGCATATTGCTGGCATCGAAACTGTAAAAAATGGCAAAGATAAAAGTTATAATATTTTGCAAACTAAATCATTCGAATTAGAAAAAGATAATGCAATAATTAAGGCAATAAAAACTTCGCTTATTTGGTTTAGTTACGAATTTAAAAAAGGAGTTTTATTTAATAAGGCAGAAGAAAATAAAACTACAAAAGACAAGCAAATAGATGAGTTCTTAATCCACGAGGCTGATACAGTAGATATAGAGCCAAATGATAATCTTACTTATAAAATAGCAAGATTAAAAGAAATAGAGGCTTTTGTAAAAGAATATGAAAAACTAGAAAAAGAAATAAAAGAAGAAATTAAAGCCACAATGCAAAATTTACAAAAAGGTAGAGCAAGAATTAGTCATAATTCTTATAATGTTGAAGCTAAATTTAGCAAAACATCTTTTCATACTGAAGAGACAATTACTTCCGCTATTGAAAAAGTAAAAAAACTTAATGTTGGTGATGTATCTTCGCCTGCAAAATTTTTATTAACTATTAAAAATTAATTATTAACAAAATTAGAGAACAAATAATGACTATACAAAGCGATGAAGATCTGTTTTTTGAAACTAAATCACCATGTGGCATAACTATTAGAATTAAAAAGGATAAGTATTGGCTATTAAAAAGATCATTGTTTCACAGTGCTTATCTTTTTGCAATATTACTGAACTATTATTTACTTGACGGCAACTTATTTTCATTAATTGGAATAGTGTTGATTTATTGTTTTGCAGAAGACAGCAAATCAATATTTTTGCGGATGAGATTGAAAAAATCAAAGAAATTACTGACAAAGATTGAGTCTGATTATTTTCAAGAATTTACAATACAAAGCGAAAAATTAGCTCAAGCAATAGTTTTAGCTAAATTAAAAAACAATAAAAACTATGATTTAAAAAAGTGTTTTAAGTATATTCCGCCAGACGATACCGTTTTATTTTTGTATAAAAAAGATTTGAAACTTTTTCAAAAATATTTTAAAAATCATATCGGGCTTTATGTTGATGATAATAAAGACACAGAAATTTTTATTGCAAATGATATAAAATCACTTACCGCAGGTGTAGCTGAAATAAAAACAAGACCCGTCACAATATTCTTGTCAATAGCAGATAACGATACTTTTATAAAAGCAAATGATATTGCCAAAAAGTTAAAAGAAAAATATGGAGTTGAAAAAGTAAATGTTTTTGCATTGCATTGTTTTGTAGAAAATCCACCGCCTGATTGGGCTATTGTAAATCAAGATGGTTCATTCGGGCACTTTGACAATAAAGAGCAGAAAATGAAAAATGCTTGGTTTGACAAACTTATAACAACAAATTCGACTCGTATTCTTAAAATTGAAAGTGGCGAAAGATTGCAAGTTATTAATTGCTTTTTTTAACTAATTTAAAACAAAAAAACTAATTATGACAAAAAAAATTAATGATACAATTCTAGACAAAATAAAAGAGCTAGGAATGATTACTGGCGACACTCCAGCGGATATTGCTAAAAAGCTTAATGTCAAGCCCGATGCTATGAGATTTGTAATAAAGCAAATTAATAAGTCGCACTGCAACGGAGCTCCAGCAGACTATCAAAAATATTCTAAGTTTTTTGTAAAAGATAAATTTGGCAAGAATGATTTTCTTTCAATAATTTACACAAATTAATTTTTTTAATAATAATTAATAATTTTACTTGAATATTAAAACAAGCAATATATATTTAAGTTATTAAGAATTTTTCTTATTAATTAATTATTAAACTAAAACTAAAAATAAAATGACAAATACAGAAAATTGGAACGATAAAGACTTCGCTCTGGAGAAAGTTAAGCAAAATGGTTTGGATTTGTATTATGCAAGTTACGAGCTACGGAATGATAAAGAAGTAGTTCTTACGGCGATTAAGCGAAATGGTAGGGCTTTACTGGAAAGATATTCTTCATATTGATAGCGAAGGAGAGGAGAAAATGAGAGAATTAATAATAAAAAGATAAAAAGCTATGAAAAAACTTTTAATAATACTTGCTTTTATACCAAACTTTGCCTTTGCAACAAGTCTCGGCATTGGCACTAATACTTTTTACAGCAAGATAAACGATCCTGAGCTGAGGTTTGCTAAAGAATACGAAAATATACAAGACCCGATAAATGCAATCAGGAATGTTAATATTAGCTTAACTAATAATTATGGTAGGTTAATATATAGTGTTGCAACTAATAGACTATTTAACAACGGCAATAATCGAGTTGTTCTTGATAATTATAATCGAGAGTATCAATACCGCAGTCAAGTTATTTTAGACAGTGCTAGTCTTGGCTATGCTATTACTAAAGATATAACAATGAGTGTTTTTGTTGGCAATCTATTGCTAAAACAAAAATTAGAAATGGCAAATTATTACAAAAAGAGCCAAGAAACGGCGATTTTATACGGTGTTAGCATTGGCAAGAAAATCAATAATCAAACAGTAAACTTGATTTTATTAGCTCCATCGCAGGCAATTAAAGCCGAATATGGTATTGGTTTATCTTATTCGTATCAAATAAAACTATTTTAAAAATGTTTTTATCAAGAAAATCTAAAATGCAATATTTTAACGAAATTGAAAAAAAATTAGAATTACTAATTAAAAAAGAAAACGAATTTACTAATAAAGTAATTTTAGCAGATGCAACTTCAAATATTTTTGTTTGGTCTGATAAATCTTCTATTCATCAAGACTTTTTCAAGCAAGTTGTATCTATTTGTGATTTTGTTATAAAGTTAAAAATAAAAGAACCTAATATTGTTTTAATCAATTATATTAGGAAAATACACGAAAGCAATTTTGTTGAATATTGGTATGATAGACTTGCTGAAGAATATGAAGAGCTTTTTAAATCAAAAATTCCTTATTTTAGACACGAAGATTATTGTATTGTAGCAGAATTTTATAATAAATATTGTAAATAAAGCTATTTTAAAAATATTTTCACATGAGCTATTATCAAATTAAAAAACAACAGGCAACAAGATATTATCATACTCCGCAGTCGATAATTCTATTGGCATCATTTGCCGAAAAACAAGCAAGAGCAGAGCTATTAAAAGAGATTAAGAATAATCAACGAGATTTGTTAAGCAAGATTAAAATTAACCTTGCTAGGCTAATCACGGGCAATTATTCGAAAATGAGCGAGACAGATTTGAATTTGTTTTTTAAGCAAATTATAATCGAGGAACTAAAACAACAATTAAAAAAATATGAGAACTAAAACAGTCCTTTTGCGAAATGCAAAAGAAATTTATGACGGTAAATTTTATCAAACATCAGGGGCCGCAGGCTTCGATTTAAAATATATCGGCAAAGAACCGATTGTTATCCCTGCTGGCAAAAATGCCCTAGTGCCTACAGGCTTGCAAATGGAAATCCCTGACGGCTTTTATTTGGCAATACATCCTAGAAGCGGTTTAGCCTTAAAACATAACATCACCCTAGGCAATGCTGTTGGTGTCGTAGATAGCGACTACAGGGGCGAGATACAAGCTATTATTTACAATGCTGGCAATGTTGATTTTGTTATTAACGAAGGCGACAGAATAGCCCAAGCCGTTTTAATGAAACACGAAAAAGTAAGATTTGATTTTGTCGATGAGTTAAGTGAGACCGAAAGGGGCGAAGGCGGTTTTGGATCAACAGGTAGTAAATAAATGAATAATTTAAAACCAGACCATACTTTACGAAATGGCTATAAAGACCCTAAACATTTAGAAAGAGTAGCAAAATTACCTTGCACCCTTTGTTTTTTTATTAATCAAAAACAAAAAACAAGAACAACAGTCCATCATTACCACGGCGGTGGACTAGGTAAAAAAGCAAGCGATTTAAGGGTTATGGCTTTGTGTGACGAGCATCACCAAAACGGTGAGTTTGCTTTTCATAATATCGGCAGAATTGCTTTTGAAGAAAAATTTGGCATCGACCAAGAAGGCTTGATAGAATTAACTAATAGAATGTTAAAATATCAAAACTAAAAAAATAACTTTAAATAAAAACAAAATGAAAAATACAGGAAATTGGAACAATAAAGAATTTGTTCTTGAGTTAGTTAAGCAAAATGGTTGGATTTTGCTACTTGCTAGTGAGGAGCTAAGAGGAGATAAAGAAGTGGTTTTAGAGGCAGTTAAGCAAGATTATTGTGCTTTAGAATATGCAAGTGAGGAGCTAAGAAATGATAAAAATTTTATTATTAATGTAGTAAAGCAAGATCAACGTGCTTTGGAATATGTTGGTAAGGAGTTAATGGGTAATAAAGAAGTAGTTTTACACCTGCTTAAACAACATATTTTTAATTTGAAATATGCAAGCGAAGAGTTAAGAAATGATAAAGAAGTGGTTCTTGAAGCGGTTAAGAAATATGGTTGGGCTTTATCTTATGCAAGTTAACAAGGCGATGTCTTACTCTAGTCCTACTTCAAAAATTAAAGAAGGAATTAAGGGGGCATTCAACTCTATTAAGAGTGGAGTATCTCGGAAACCTCCTGACAACAAAACTGAACAACAAAGACAAGAATCTTTCAAAAAAAGTTTTGATGATTTAGTTAAAAGTAGTGGTCTTGATCACTCGAATCGTGATGGGCAATAATTAAAATGCAATTAGGTCAGAAACAGTCCTAGCAAAAACCCATTTGACAAAGTGCTTGACGAGATTAAGCAGCTATTCGCTTCAGGCTGCTTAATCTTGCAATAATATTTCTTCATATTGCCTTATATTTATGTCAACCCGCTAACAATTAAATCGCTTCGACAATGAAAAAGAAATTCGACAGAAAAAAATCCGCCACCAGCAATTTGCAAAGCAAAAATATTCAGGTTGAGGAAAATAGTAAATCCTTGCCAGATGTTCTGCCAGAATGGAATCTTGACGATCTTTATAAGTCAATTGCTGACCCAGAAATTGATAATGATTTTTTAGAAAATGTTTCAAGGGTTGATAAATTTATCGATCAATACCATCTAAATATTGCCAACAACCAAGATGAAGATTTTTTATTTTCTGCAATCAGCGACTATCAGCATATTAGCGAAGTCTTTGCAAAAATTGCTTGTTTTGCCTATCTTAATTATGCAAAAAATCTATCAAATCAGCAAATCATCTCTTTCTTTCAAAATATTACCGAGAAAGTTAACGAACAAGAGTCTCGTTTGGTTTTCTTTTCTCTTGAGATAAACAAAATCAGCGAAGATCGTTTGAATATGATGTTAAAATCGCCTAAGCTCAAGGATTTTGTAGAGTTTGTTGCTAATGTTCGTAGCTATCGCCAATACCAACTTAGCGAAGAAGTTGAAAAGATTTTAATCGAGAAATCGGCAGTGGCGAACAATGCTTGGGTAAGATTATTCGATGAAACGGTGACCAATTTACAATTTGACTATGCTGGTCGTAAGATTAATTCGCAAGAAGCCTTTAATTTGATGGCTAACAACCGAAGATTGACAAGAGAGAAGGCGGCAAAATCAATTGCAAAGACTTTTGCAGAAAATATCAAAACCTTCGCCTTTATTACCAATATTTTGGCAAAAGACAAGGCGATTGATGATCGATGCCGAGGCTTTAAAACCGTTATTGCAGCAAGAAATGTTGCAAATAATATCGAAGATGAAGTTGTTGCAACAATGATTAATCAGGTAAAAGTAAATTATCGTCAAATCGCTCATCGTTACTACAAAATTAAGGCAAAAATTCTTGGTTTAGAGAAATTAAAATTCTGGGATCGCAACGCTCCTTTACAGAAAAAAACAGAGCGGTTAATTGATTTTAGCGATGCCAGGGCTTTAGTTTTACAGGCTTATGCTGATTTTCATCCAGAAATGGCAGTTATTGCGAATAAATTTTTTGAGCATCGCTGGATTGATGCAAAGCCACTCAACGCTAAGGACTCTGGAGCGTTCTCGCATCCTGCTGTTCCTAGTGTTCATCCTTATATTCTCATGAACTATCAAGGAAAAATCAGGGATGTTGCCACTTTAGCTCATGAATTAGGACATGGGATTCACCAGTTTTTGGCAAGAGATCGGGGTTTTTTCGCTAGCCAAACTCCGCTAACTTTAGCGGAAACTGCCTCGGTTTTCGGCGAGCAGTTGGTTTTTCAGAGAATTCTCAAAGAGCAAAAGAATTTGCAACAGAAGATGTTAGTTATTGCCAATAAAGTTGAAGATATGATTAACACAACAATTAGGCAAATCGCTTTCTTAGAATTTGAGACTAGAATCCATAACGCAAGAAAAAGCGGCGAGTTATCGGTCGATCAAATTTGTAACTTTTGGCTAGAAGTCCAGCAAGAAAGTCTTGGCGATGCTTTTGATTTCGATGGCGATTACCGATATTTTTGGTGCTATATTCCTCATTTTATTCATTCGCCATTTTATGTCTACGCCTACGCATTTGGCGATTGTTTGGTAAATTCTTTATATGCATCTTATTGTAGTGGAAAAATTAGCAATTTCGAAGAAAAATACCTTGAGCTTCTGAAAAAGGGCGGTAGCGAGAAATACAGCAAGGCAATCGAGCCTTTTGCACTCGATTTAAAATCGCCAGCGTTTTGGCAGGGAGGACTTGATCTTATTTCTAGCTATATCGACAAGATTGAAGCCCATTTTCTTGGTCGGCAATTTTAATTTTTGGCGATAGGAAATCGCAAAATTTATCTAATGTAAAAGAGGGTTATTTCGTAGAGGGTTATTTCGTTGGTTTTGCAGAAAAAAACGAACAGATTATTTCCTATGCAATTCACACAAGCGGAGAAGTCGGCGATAGATCTAGCAACGCTGGAGGCTTGCAAGCAAAAAAGACTTTACTTGATTTGATGATAAAAGAAGGGTGTTTTAATTGATTTCAAAACCATTTTGTTATTGCACAAATTTTCGTATATTAAAATTTATTTGATCGGTTAGATTATTTTCCTGCAAATTAAGTCGAAGTTTTTTTTGGCAGCTTAAGAATACCTTCAGCGATATAATCGTAAGATTTACAGGCTTCGGAAAATGCTCTTTTATAATGATCGTCTCCTGTGTCTTTTTTTACTTTTTCTATTGTGAATGGACTAATTCCTAACTTCCCACACCCATCTTGTACAATTGCGTTGTTTAGATCGACAATTGGAATGCCAGTTATTTCGCCAACACTTCGCAAATTGCCAGTAAAATCACAAATTTCTGATATTATGTAAGGGCTTGAATCTGGAAATGCGACAGCGAATTTATCTTTTGTTAACAAGCGATCGCAATCAAATGCGTATTTACAAAATTTGTTAACGCTCGTGTTAATTTTTTCACGCCATTTTTCGGCATATTTTGTAACTTCCCGCGAATTGTCTTTCTTGAATCTTTTGGCAACATTAATTACAATTCCAATAAATTTTGGTGCAAAGGTCAAGCCACGAGTATTTGTTGTCGCACGAAAGTCATCTAGCGATGATACCCAATGTTTTACAATTTCCTGCAAATTATCAATCGCCTGCAATGAAAAGAAATTAGGCAATACAGGGCATAAAAAGTAGTCCGACATCATCAGCAATGTGCCGTTTAAAATGCTACTTGCACTTGGGGAAGTATCTACGATAATGTAGTCGTATTTTCTCCCATTCCAAGATGCGAGACTTTTAATACCCTCCTGTATTAAGTAAAATTTATTACTATCTCGCACTGTTTTTGATATGTTATAAAGCGTTGCCTCAATTTCAAAGATCTTAATATGCCCAAGTAGTAATGATAATATACCTCTTTCCTGAGCTTGAAATAAATCAGGATAGATATTCTTTGGATTGTAATCAAAAAGCTTGATATCAAGCTCTTTGATTCGCGTGTCTTTTGCAGTATACCAGTCAAGATAATCCTTAATGTTTGTATATTCTGCACATAACTGATTCCATTTTGATTCATTTGTTTCAGCATATTCTACCGAGTCTGATAAGCCTAATACTGAAGATGTTAAATTCATTTGCGCATCGGCATCGATTAGTAATACATTTTTACCTCTTTTAGTTAAAGATACGGCGATGTTTTGTGCGGCTGTTGTTTTACCAACACCACCCTTGTGACTAAAGAGTGTAATGATTTCTGCCATAAAATGAAATTGTAAATTTATTAAAAAAATAGTGCATAAGTTATTGTTTGTCGGGTAAAATCTCCAAATCAAAACTCCTTCCTGTTAATTTATTTTTAGAAGTTAAAATATTAATGTCAAGGATTAGGGGGAGGCGATCGCCAATTTTTCTGCAAGATATCGCTGGCTTGTGACTAGAAATTAAAGCCTTTCGAGAAATCTTGCAATCTATCTTTTAGCAAGATATTGTTATTATTATGTTAGTTTGCAATTATTTTTCGGCGTCGAACTTTTTTGCAAATTCTAATAAAATATTCTTCAAAGTCAGCGATAAATATTACTGATTGATGCAAGCGATATTTTTAAGTAACCTTCTAAAGTCCAATCCTTGAGAAGGTGCTAAAACATTGTTTGAAGGAGTGGTTTTTTGCTTTATTGCCTTGTGAATATTGCCATCTTGCCCAGATTCTCTTTGTTGTTTAATTTCTTTTTGTTGTAATAGTTGATCTTGTTCCCATATTTGTAAAAATTGCTTTCCTTCGGAATTGATAAAAATTCCTTTTCCATGTTTTTTGTCTTCTTGATACTCGCCTTCATATTGCTCTTTGTTGTGATAAGATCTGGAGTAGCCATTTTTTTTGTTATTTTTCCACTCTCCTATAAATATTTTACCATTTTTTTCGATCAGCACCCCAAATCCGTGCATTTTGTCATCTCTAAATTCTCCTTCGTAAGATCTGTCGCCAAGAAATAGCTTGCCATAACCGTTTTTCTTATCATTTATGCATCCTCCAATATATTTAACCCCGCCTAAATCGATGGCGCATTCTCCAGTAAATTTGCCATCTTTTAATTCCCCGCTGTAAATATTGCCCTTAGCATCTTTGATTGTGCCGCTGCCTTCAAAAGGAATGCCGTCTGCAAATTTGCCAATAAATACGCCGCCGTCTTTGTTGATTAATATAGCTCGACCGTGCTTTTGGTTTCTTTGCCATTCTCCAATATACTTTGTGCCTTTTTTGTTGTGATAGATGCCTATGCCGTGTTTTTTGCCATCTTCCCATTGCCCTTCGTATTTCTCAATAACGCCTTCTTGATAAAAAGTGCAAACTCCTTTTCCTTCCGGTTTGTTTCCTGCAAATTCGCCTTGATATATGAATTCGATCTTGCCTTGAGGGTTGCAACTGGTTAATCGTCCTTTGCCGCTGGCTTTGTCATTTATGTAATCGCCATAATAATTGTTGCTATTAAGTCCGACACTTCTTTGCAGGTCTGAATAATCATAAAATGCCTTACCTTTGTATTGGTTGTCAACCATTTTTCCTTGACATTTGCCGATTAAGTTATAGGAATTTTCTGCTGTTTTGTTGTATCGACTTGTCTCGATAAAGCTATCTGATTCCTTACGGTATCTGATTTCAATTATCTCTTTGAATTGAAGCTTAGAAATTCTTAATTCCGATAATTCGAAATTCTAGTCAAGAAAATGAACTTATTTTTGATCCATTTAGTGGCTCAGGAACTACTGCAGTTGCTTGTATTAAAAATAACCGAAAATTTATTGGTTGTGAATTAAATAATGAATATTTCAATATGGCTTGCAAAAGAATTGAAAATGAATTAATACAAAAAAGTTTTTTATAAATGAATTTTGATTTATTAGGCAGACCAATATTACCAGAAAGTCTAGGATTAAGGATACCCTATATGGGAAGTAAAAATAAAGTAGCTGTTGAGTTATTTCAAAAAATAATAAAAATATACTTGATTATTATTATTAAAGTTGTTATAGTTATAATAACTTTAATAACTTTATAAAAACAATGTATAATCTAAAATTTAAAAACACTACAAATAGATACTCTAAACAAGAGCTTTTTGATAATATAGAAACAGTATGGAATTTCAAAAAAAGCCAGCCACTTCTTAAAGATATGCAAATAGCACCAAGCAAAATATGCTTTGCCACTTACTTTAATAGATTTGGAAGTTGGAAAAATGCTTTAATGGAATTTGTAAAATATAAAAACGGAGCAATAGAATTACAAGAGCCAAGCCAATTTAGGAAATCAAGAAAAACTATTAACAATAGTTTGAAATATGATGTTATGAAAAGAGATAACTTTAAATGCAATTATTGCGGAAAATCACCAGCTATTGATGCAAATATAGAATTACAAATAGATCATATTGTACCTATTTCAAAAGGTGGAGATAATTATATAGAAAATTTAAAAACAATTTGCAAAGATTGCAATATTGGCAAATTCAACAAATAATAGTTTAGTAAAAATTGAAAAACTTTTTTATAATAAATGTAAATAATCGTTGACAAATAAAAAAATATACAAATAATGTTAATTAATTAATTTTAACTTTTTTTTAAAAACATATGGAAATCAACAAATTATTTTTAGATTATATCTCAACCAGAGATTTAGTATCTATAAAAAAACATTACAAATTAGATAATTATAATTTCAATAATGCTTATGCTTTTTGCATTGGCTTTGCAGAAAAAAATCAAGAAAAAATTTTGAATTACAAGCATTCAAAGAAAGCTAATGAATACAAAAAAGAAATTGAAAATATTAAAACATTACAAAGTTTTCCAAATCGAACAATGTTTTATCATCTGCAGGCATATAGAAATGGTTTAGAAAATGATAGTGAACTAAAAAATGATTTATCAAAAGAAATTTATCAAGCTCTATTTAGTGTCGACAAAACTCATATTGTAAAAACGATGAAAATAGACTCGGTAGAATTTTTAAGGCAACAAGCATTTCATTTAGGTTATTGTGTTAGAAATAACATAGAAATAAAAAACGATCATTGTTTAGGAATACAAAAAAAACTTATAGAGCAGTGTAAAAAATATGAAAACGGAACTCTTGATATGTCAAGAAATTCTTATGTAAAACTTTACCTTGGAATTTTTAAAATAAAAATCAAAAACTATTAAACTATGTCAATTAACAAAGTAATACTTATCGGCAATGTTGGTGCAATACCAAAGAGAATAACAACGAAATTAGGTGTTATTGTAGAATTTACACTTGCAACTAGCGAGCAATGGAAAGATAAATCTACTGGCGAAAAAAAGACAAAAACTGAATGGCATAATATATCTATTAGAAACCCAGCGCTTACAAAAGACGGTAGCATTTGCGACTACATCGATAAAGGTGCAACTCTTTATATCGAGGGTAAAGTTGAAACTAGTAAATATACAGACAAAAACAATCAAGAAAAATATATTACTAAAATTGCGGTCGATTATAACGGTGCAATACAAATAATAAAGGGCAATCAAAATCAAGTTGAAGAGCCTGAAACAGAAGAAGATATAATATTTTAATCAGCTTAGACAAAATAATGTCAAAGCAAGAGTTTCTTAATGGAAGAATAACTTTATACAACACAGATTGCCTTGATTTTATGGCTAATATGCAGGAGAAGGTGGATTTAGTATTAACTGATCCGCCATATTTGTATTTAGATTATTCTGCAGGAAATAAAGGATTTGATGAAAAAGAAGACAATATTAATTTTATCAAAACAATCTCCTCTAGTTTTGATATTAAAAATACATTTAGTCTTTTTAAGAAAATATCAAATTTTTTTAACTTATTTTGCTTTTGCTCAACTAGACAAATTCCCGAAATTATGAATTGGGGTTTTGACAATAAGTTGCAAACTAATTTACTTACTTGGAAAAAAGGCGGCAGACCTTTTGGCAAAACTTATTTACATGATGTTGAATACATAATTCATATAAGAGAAACAGGCTCTAGTTTTAATGGAGCTTATAATTCTAGGGTTTTTAACTATAACACAAAAAGAGAAAATAATCACCCTACGGAAAAACCTATTGATTTAATATCAAAATTAACAATATTCGGCAGTAATGAAAACGAACTTGTTTTTGATGGTTTTAGTGGCTCAGGAACTACTGCAGTTGCTTGCATAAAAACTAATCGTAGATTTATCGGTTGCGAACTTGACAACGAGTATTTTGATTTATCCTGCAAAAGAATTGAAACAGAATTAAAACAAGGTAATCTATTTTAACAAATGAGAGGCTATATAAAACTAATAAATCACACTGGATCAGATCAATTTATCGGCGACAGTGCTAGAATATCTTTTGGCAAGGCTAATGAAGGCAAAGATTGTGAAAATCTTATAAATTACTTAATGGAACACGATCACTCTTCCCCTTTCGAGATGGCGGAGCTTATTTTCGAAATAAAAGCCCCTATTTTTGTTGCTAGACAATGGTTTCGTCACAGGACGGCTTCTTATAACGAAATATCTTTAAGATATACAGAGCCGTCAAAAGACTACTTTTTACCTGAAAATTTTAGGGAGCAGTCAAAAACTAACAAGCAGGGCAGTGTTGCAATGGAAAATAAAGAAAATAACGAAATAGCAAAAGAAGTAAGTGAACAAATAATGGAAGAGGCTTGGAACTCTTATGAATATCTAATTAATTTAGGAGTATGCAGAGAGCAGGCAAGAATAGTTTTGCCAACAGCATATTTTACTACATTTATTTACAAGACAAATCTAAAAAATTTGTTGCATTTTATTAAATTAAGAATGCACGGCACGGCACAGGCAGAGATTAGGTGGTATGCGGAGCAAATTGCCGAGATTATTGCCGAGAAATTTCCGTTGACTTGGCAAGCTTTCAAAAGATTTAAAATTGAAAGCAAAACACTAACCAAAGAACAAATTGATATTGTTAAAAAAGCAATTAATGGCAACTTATTGACAAAAGAAGAGAGTGAGTTGAGTGATAGACATTATCAGCAAGTTGTTGATATATTTTTTAAATAATTAATTATTTTACTTGACTATTAAAAATTATTTGCTTAAATAGATTTATAAGAATTTTTCTTATACTTAATTATTAACAAACCAAAAAACTACAATGAAAAAACAAGAGCTAGAAAAAACAATCGAAAAATTACACGAAACAATAAAAATTTTAAATCAACAAATCAATTCTTTAAATGAAAAAGTTGATAATAGCATTGAAAAAGCAAATCAAAAATATGAACCTATCGAGATAGAAAAATCTATTATGTATAACATAAAAAATGATATACAATCATCGATAAAAAAGATTTGCCAAGAACGTCTTACTAACTGGGATAGTCCGTTAGTAAAAATAATTTTGGAATTACTTAAAGAAAATCATAATAATATAAAAAAAATAATTGGCGATGGCTTGAATGATTTTTTAGAAAATCAAAATTCAAAAGTATTGATATCGCAAGAGATACAACATAAAGTAGCAAGATCAATAGTTAATATCGGAATGTCTGCGGTTGATAAGCAATTTGATTATATAAAAAATGATACTGAATTAAAAATAAAAATTGCAACAGTAATAACTAATTTTGTAAATGAAAATATTGTAATTATAAAGGAGTAAAAATGGAAAAAAAATATAAATTAACAGAAGAGTTTATAACTTTAGAAGATGATACAAAACTGTATAGAATACAAGCATTAAGAGGTTTTAGCGATGTAAAAGCTGGAGATCTTGGAGGTTATGTTGAAAAAGAGAGCAATCTTAGTCATGAAGGAGACTGCTGGATATATGATAATGCTAAAGTTTTTGACAATGCAAGAGTTTATGACAATGCTAAAGTCTTTGAAAATGCTAAAGTCTTTGACTATGCTGAAGTTTTTTACTGTGCTGAAGTTTTTGGTAATGCTGAAGTTTTTTACTGTGCTGAAGTTTTTGGCAATGCTAAAGTTTGTGGGTATGCTGAAGTTTGTGGCGATGCAAGAGTTTCTGGCAGATCTGAAGTCTTTGGCGATGCAAGAGTTTCTGGCAAAGCTAAAGTTTTTGGCTATGCAAGAGTTTATGGCAATGCTGAAGTTTTTAACTATGCTAAAGTTTATGATGTTCCTGAAGTTTTTGAGTATGCTAAAGTTTATGGCAATGCAAGAGTTTATTGTAATGCAAAAGTTTCTGGCAATGCTGAAGTCAATGGACTAGTTAATTGTAATTTAATTCAACAAATAAAAGAAGAAAATAAAAATGATACTCAATCAATTGACAATACTAATCCGCAACATTACCAATTAGCAATATCGCCGATTGATTATATTGTTAAAAACAACCTTGATTTTCTTGAGGGTAATGTAATTAAATATGTGTCAAGATATAAGCAAAAAAACGGTCTTGAGGACTTGCTAAAAGCTAAAAAATATCTTGAGTTATTAATAGAGAGACAAAATGAAATATCGCAAAATAAAAAAGCAACTGACTAAAGAAGAGGCTAAAAACGAATTGCATAAAGCTTTATGCAATTGGACTTTATCGAGACCGTGACTAAAATTAGAATGCAAAAAGTTTTAAAAAATAATAGTTTTTGCTATTATGAATTATTAATAAAAAAAGAGGAAAAAAAGTAAATGGGACTAATAACAAGAATATTGTTTGGCAAGAAAAAAACTAAGCCAATTGAAACTAAGCCAATTGAAACTAAGCCAATTGAAACTAAAATTATTAGTGTTTCTTTGAATGGTTTTGATTTTCGTGATATTAAAATTACTCAAAATGACTATTATTATGTTATAATAAAGAAAATTTTAGATTTAATTAAATCTGGATCTTGTAAAATTGATTCGGAAAGGATAATATATAAAAATGAAGAATTTTCTATATCATATTATTTAAAAGATGATGATTATAAAAAAAATATACTGTATATTTATAAACCTAGTGGTGGATTAATGGTAGCATATGATTTAAGCAAAGAATACGGAAAAGCAGAAGGAAAAGAACTAATTTCGATTGCTATCTCTCAAAGGCTAGAAAATGAAAGAATAAGGCTAGAAAATGAAAGAATTATGCAAATTAATGTAGAGCGAAAAGAAATAGAGCAGTCAATATTAAAACATTTTTAACTAAAATTATGAAACTAGTAATAAACTATGAAAATGCGATAGAAGATATCGCCAAAGAAGTTTGCAAAATATTTGATTGCGAATACGATAAATCAGATTGGACTGGTGGCGAAATAGGCGATATATTTTCTATTGGTGATATGTTTTTAACATTAGATGATATGGTTACAATATTGAAAATGAATGCTACAAGGGAAGAATATCTTGCATATTATAATGATATTATTGATGGTAAAAAAATTAATCTAAAGAATTGGTTAAAAATAGAAAAAGCAAAAAGAAAACAATTTTAGTTTTAATAGCAGTTTATAAATTTAGGCAGTCCATTAAATAATCCTTGACTTATTCTTTTTTTCTTTTAAAATTCTATTGTTATTGTTTTACAATATATTTCTAATATAAAGAAAACATTAACCACACACGAAGCATTACTGCACCTCTTTCTGGTTATTGGTGTGTAGTGTTGCGATTAAGGAATGTGGAATACTTTTTCATAAGGATAAATGCCCTTATTCACACATTAAGGGTATTTATTTGCATTTAAAGTTACTAACTTGATTATATTTTTTAAAGTTTTTTATTCTCTTATCTTCGCAATAAGGCATTGCTAATCCTTGTTTTATTACTGAAAAACTATAATCTACTCCATCAATAGAAATATATCTAAGTTTTCTGCCGTAAATATCTGTATCTTTATAATCTTTTTCTACAATAACACATTTATTTAATAATGTATCTATTGCAAAATCTTTCCCCACTTCTCTAAGATGAAGTATATCTTTATTGCTAAAACCAGTTCTTTTTGCTTGTTTTTCTACTCTACTTTGTATTTTGTCAAAACTATCAATCCCTAAAATTCTAATTCTGCCAGTTTTATTGGTTTCGATTGTGTCGCCGTCAATTACTTTTATAACTTTTTCGCAAGCTAAAACATTACTTGCAAAAAGACAGAATATTATTGCTAATTTTTTCATTTAAAATGCGGTAAATTTATTATCTAAGAAAGTTCCGAACATCATTCTGTTGTCTTTTAATTTTGCAGATAAATGTATCCAAGTTCTTTCAACTAAACATTGATCAACAGCAACTTTTTGCTTTTTTAACCAGAGTGCGATTTCTTTTAATATATCCAAATCACTAATGCCATTTATTCTAAAGTCTACAGCTTGAAATCTTGTGTGCTGACTTGTTGGTCTGCCACCAACTAATTGATTAAGTTTAGGGCAACGATAACCGCTATTAATATTGATTATTACCTTATCACTATCGATAATCTCTTTTAGCTCTTTGCTAGTATTCATTAAATCCCTTATCTTTTGTAATGTAGTTGCTAAATGCACTCCATTCAAGATATAAACCTTGTAATTAGGGTCTTTTAATAGCTCGGCTTCATTGTCAATGTTATTTCTAATTGCAGTGTCAGAAAAAAGAAACTCTTGATATCTAAAGTTTTTTTGATTAATATTTTCTAGTTGCATATTATTTTAAACAAATCTCGTTAAATTCATTATCGCTACGAAGCATTAATTTTAATACTTCGTTAGGAACTTGCTCCTCAAAATTACCGTCAATTGCATAATAAGGCTTTAGCCAAGAGCATAGATTGTCTTTATAATTATTTACTTGACTTAAAGTTGGCTCGATTTTTCTTGAACTGCAAGATTGCATCATCATTGCTAGTAAGATTATTATCAATATTCCTTTGTTGTATTTGATTTTGCAGTTTTTGTTTTGCTTCATATTGTTTTATTTGTTGTTTTAAACCTTCGCTTTCGCTAACTTTTTTCTTGACAAAAAAGCCACTAACAAAGCTAAAAAGTATTGTTATCAGTTGTATCATTTTTGTTTCTTTTATTAAGCCACTTACCTCTTTCAGCTAAAACAAAGCCACCAGAGGCTCCAGAAAGAATTAACCATGCATCAACTAGATCTGTAATTAATTCATATTTGTCGCTTGATATATTGCAAAATAAAGCAATTAAAGTCAATGCAAAACCAACTAGTAAAGAAAAAACCATACACCATCTTTTAGATGATATTCCGTTATTAGTTTCTATTATTTTATTCAAATTAAAAAAGTTCATTTTCTTTTTAATTTAATGTTGCTATAAACCAATTCGTGCAAATTATCAATCTTTTGATTAATAACCACAATCTCGCCCTTTATTTCGCTTTTATTAGCCATTATTTCTGTTTTTAAATCAGTTTTGTTTGTAATTATCTCTGTTTTTAGCTCTGTTTTATCAGCTATGATTGCTTTATTGAGCTTATCTTCAACATTGCTAATATTTTGTGTTAAATTTCTGCCAAGGTCTTCTATTTTTCTTGTGTTTTTATCATTATTGTCTTGTAAATCCTTAATTTTAGTGTCAAGTTCTGTTTTTAAATTTGCAAATCTATTTTCGCTTTTTGTTTCAAAAGTGCTAAACTTAGTATCAAAACTTTCGACTAATTTTTTTGTTCCTGCTCCTAATTTAGAATAAATAATTCCTATTATGATTGCAAAAGTTAAAAAGTCAACAAAGTCAGTTCTTGCTAAAAATCTTGATATTAAATCGACTTTTTGAAAAATGCCGAGTATTTCGAAAAGCGAAAATTCCATTATTCTAAACTATTTACAAATGATATTAATCTTAAAGAGCCTAAGTTTCCATCGCATCTCATATTGCTATCGCTCATATCAGTCAAGATTATAGCTCGTAAAAATCTAGGGTCTTTTTCTTTAACGATAATAAATTTTAGATTTTTTATTGGATTTCTAGTGTTAACAATTTGATTGATATAATGTTCTCGTGCTTCTTTTGGACTCATTTTTACTTCAACCAAATCGCCGTCTACTTCAACATACCGATTTCTTCTTACCATATTATCAATAATCTCTTCGCATCTAACTGGGTTCATTGTGCCTTGTATAGAGCAAAAAATCTGAAACTTGAAAAACTCAACTTTTTCAATTTCTGGGCATATTTTTCCATCTTTAAAATTACATTCAAATACTTTTGGGCTTTTTATATCCGATGATTTTAATAATAAATCCTCAAACCACCCATCTTCTAAAACATAATTGCCAACATAAGCATTGTTCTTTGTTTTTAAGTTCTCACTTTCATAACAAGCACGATTATCACCATACACTGCACCAGTACAGCCGTAAATCGTATCATTTCTATAAATCTGAGCATCTCTTTCAAAACTCCAAGAGCTAAAAGCATAACCATCTAAACAATCATCTGCTTCTTTTTTTATGCGGTTAGCAATTGTCATCTTTTTGCCATAGATATCGACACCAGCAAATTTATACAAATCATTTGAAATAGCATAAGCAATAGATTTAGTATGTTTGAAGTTAGCTTTTGCAATTGCTATCAGTAAAGATGCTATAACTACTATCAAAATGCCTTTAAAATTGTTTTTTAGATATCTAAACATATTTTTGTTGTTTTATTAAAAATGTTGTTATTTATTAATTCAACAGGAGTTGGAGCATTATTCTTTTTATCAAATTTTCTTCCAGCAAGTTTTAAACAATCGTAAATTCCGCCGCTGCAAAAGTTATTTTCTTTATTGCTTTTTTTAATACCAACAAATTTTAATATTCTTTCAGCCCAATTTGGCGAAAGCATCGCTTTAATAACAGAATATTCTTTTTGATTTTGCCAAAAACAATTTACAATATCTAATTCCTCTTCTGTTAACTCTTTTTTAATCTCTGTATAATAAATGTCAACATTTTTTCTTTTAAAATGACTGTCAATAAAGTAATCACCATCTTTATCTCTAATTATAGAGTAATTTGTGATAGTTTTGCCACTTGATACTAGATATTCGCAAAAAGAAAAAAAGACTATATTTTCAACTCTTTTAACATTAGCAATCATACCAATGTGACCCAAGCCAGGAACTTTTAAATTGTTTCCAGTTTTGCCAGTGACTTTGCCAATAAAAACACCAGCAATATATTTCCAACTTTTAAAGTGAAAGCCGATAAGGTCGCCGTTTTTTAGATTATCGAATAAATATTTCTTATTTTGCATCTAATTCAGTAAAAAAGTGTTTGTCGGAGTTAATAACAAATTCAACATCGAGTGGATACTTGATGTTATAATATTCATCATTGATATAGTTATCAGCTTCTGTATTGATATTGATTTCGTTATCGTAAGAAAAATCAACTTTTAAATCATATATCTCTTCATAAGTCAATTCATTTCTTTCTATTTTTTGCATTGCAATTTCTTTTTTAAAAAAGTTTTTTTGAGATAAATCTTGTATCTTTGTTAGTAAAAATTTCCCGAAAGATCTGGGAATTACTAATTTATACCTTTTTTGATCGTTCAAATCTTTTATCACAATGATTGCAGTTTTGTCTACTCGCCACGAGCTTTTATTAAATTCTCGTTGCAAATCAGAGTATTCTTGACCCATGATTTTTATTAATACAGTTTTTCCATTTTTTAACAAAACTTTTTGAGATTTTTCATAATTACTTTGTATTTCTGCAATCTTTTTATTTTTTAAATCTTGCAGCTCAAAAGCCAATAATTCGTTGCCTTTTTCTATATATTCCCAATTTTGCAATTCTTCGTTAAATCTTTGTGTTGTCCCATCATTAAATGTCGCTAAAGGCTTTATTGCAGTATATAAATCAGCATCTCTTTCAAGAAGTGTATTAGTGATTTCTCCGTTGCTTTTTTTATAATAAACACCACTCAGTTCGTTGTCATATAAAACCCAGTTTTCGTTTTCAAAAGATAAATACTGATTAATATTTGGCAAAATATCAGGCAAAATATCTGTGCTGTTTGCTATTGTAAAATATCTGTCTCCAATTTTTGGTGCATCTATTATTGAGCGAAAAATTTTTTTATTATTTATTAAGTTAAAAATTGCAATTTTCATTTTATCTCCCCAAAAATATTTGTTTTGTTGCTCCAAAGAGTGTAGGTTGCATATTATTATGCTTTAAATTTCCACCAGTACTTGCAGTTTCTTTTACATAATTATTTTTTGATGCTCCGTCATCATTTAATAATACTCTATCAGTACTTGCATTACCTCCTATTCCAGATCCAGAGTCGCCGTAAAGCCCATGAGTATGTGGAGGCATTTCATCTGGTGTTAAAATAGTTTCTTCTTCACCAGCTTTATTTCCCAACGACCTTGTTGTTAATGTTGTTGTAAGTTTATGAACACCAGTGCCAACACCACTCCCAGTTGTGACAAAATTAATACCATTTGCATTTTGCACATTAGTTAAACTTGTTGCTAATTTAATTGTTGTTGCAGTGACTTTAATGACATAATAAGTAGTGCCAGCTGTAATGCCTTGAGGCAATGTTCCAGTTGTCGTCATAACTACTGCAACTCCATTTTCCAAAGCATTTCCAGAGCTAACTGTTATTATATCTGTCGATGTGTTAATTGCAGTCGGTAGAAATGTTTCTGTAAATGTTCCAGTTCCAGTATATCCCGTGACTTTACCCCTAAAGTCAGGTAAATTAAAAGTTGTCGTGCCGTTTCCTTCTCCAAACTGAACTCCAAGTAATACGAATGCCTCTGGGTATGAAGTCCTAGATATTTCTTGACTATTGCAGTTTCTCCAGCCCCATGCTTGTGTTGTATCAATAACATCTTTATAATCGCCAATATTTGCATTAGCATCAACCCAAGTTGCAGAAGATGTATATCTCAAAAGTTTATTTGCAGTTGAGTTGTAAATAATATCGTTTTCTAGCCAAGTTAAACTTGCAACTTCTGTTGTTGTAAATATTCCAGGAAGTTTTAATAATCTTGCATTTGCTTGTCTTTGTTCGGCTGTAGCATTTGACGGATCTGCAATAAGTGTTCCTGTGCCGTTCTGAAACATTGCTAATTTACCAGTTACTCCAGTTAGTCCAGTAGCGGAAACATTACCGTTTCCAGATGCTGTTCCTAATTGAAAAGAGCCAGAAGAATTAACTGAAATAAATTTGTTGCTATCTGCACCAGTAGGCTGAGCCATATTTGCTAAATTAGTCAAATTATTGGCAAGAGGTTGTTTATTATTTAGTTGTGTTTGAGCATCAGAAGATAATGTTGATATATATTGCAAAGCGGTATTGCTAATGCCGTTTATAATATTAGCTCTTATATTGTCAAAATTAAACTCTCTGTTTAGATTTGTTCCATTTAGTGTGGAGTTTGCTCTGTCGTAATTAATATTACAAAATGAATAAAAAGATCCTGTTCTTATATTAATTTTAGCTGGAGTTTTATCTTCGTTGATAATACTGCAGTTCGATAAATATAATATTGATCCGCTACTAGTATTAATAGCAAAGTCGCCATTTATTATTGAATAAATAATTGCATTGCTAATAGCTAGAATGCCACTTGTAAGAGTAGGGAATACAACTGTTAAACAATCTTTTACATTAAGAATTGCCGAAGCATTGTTTATTGTGTAGATACCGCCATTGCAAGCAAGAAAGTTCTTATTACCAGCTCCAGTTATATTGATCGGAGCAGCTCCCATATCACAACGTTCTACTTGCATATAACCACTCGTAGAATTAGAAAGGGCTGTATTAATCGTGCAATTCTCTATATAAACTCCACCGTTTCCTGTGTTATTAACGGTAGCTAATGATAAGCCTGTTAAAGATTGACTTGATGCCGCTGTATTATTTAATGTTAAAGTTCCCGTAAAATTGCAAATACCTCTTGTTTCATTATTTGAGCCAACAATACTAATATTCTGTTCTGTTATTGTATAATCTCCGGGATAAGTTCCGGGCAATACCTCAATTTGATTACCAGCATTTCCAGCTAATTCTAGTGCTTTTGTTAGAGTTAAAACTGCAGTTTCTTGAGAGAAACCGCTATTAGTATCAAGTCCAGTGGGAGACAAATAAATAATCTTTTTTGAGCTTGCTTTACTATATACATAACTTGAAATAGTCGAAAGAGACGATTTTTTCTTACTAAAACTAGCTGCGCTATCTTCTATTGGTAAAACATCTCCATCAACAATCTTGGCTTTCGCAGTTAATACATTAAATTCGTTATTTGTTGTCTTGCCAAACTTATCATTTAAAGCAGTTTGAGTAGCAATAGAAATTGGTTTATTCAAATCGCTAGTATTGTCAACATTGCCGAGCCCAATATCTGCCTTAGTTGTATTATGTGGATTTCCAGAAGTTTGCGAGTGATCATAAGCTATTTTACCTCTATCTCCTCGATAAGCAGTTGATGATGTTTCGCCAAGAGCAAGGGAAGATGATATTTCAATATACTGAGAGCCACTCCAACGATACATTATATTAGTATCTAAAGCAAGATAAATTTTATTTGTTTCACCAATTGGCGGAAAAAGAGATATATTGCTATATTCTAATATTTCATCGACAGCGGCAGGTAATTGAGCTGCAGGAACTTTACCGTCTGAGCCAAGTTCTGCCAAGCCATTAGCGACACCTTTTAAACTAATTGATAACTTTCCGTCAATTTGGCTCTGTATCGTTGATGCTGTAGATATTCCATCAAGTGTTGAAAATTCTAAATCGCTAACATTTCCCCTTGATATTATTGGGTCAATAATCCAAGTCCCAGCAGTATTAAGATTGTTTGTTAAAACAAAACTAATTTGCTTATTTACTCCTGTAATTGTTCCCAATACTACATCATCACTACTACTGACTGTAACTGTAGATATATTATTATTTGTAATTACATAGGTTGTGCCTACGGACATTCTAGTTGCATTCGGCAATTTTATTGTTGAATTTGCACCAACTAAATTTGTAAAAATTAAATTTTGAGCCTGATCTTCTGTTAAAACTAAATTCTGTGCAGTATCATATACCGAGGTTTTTTTAACAAAGTTTCCATTTACTCCTTGAGCATTAAAAACTGCAGTATTCTGCATCGTGCCTAGCGAATTGTTTGCTATTGGATTTAAAGCAAAAGCCTGCATGGCAAATGTGCTAAGTGGAAAATTATAAGATAAAGATGTATTAGTTAAATTTGAAATTTTGTAAGAAGATGATAAAACTTCTTGCGCTCCAGTTACATTAATAGACAATTGAGATTGGTCAGATGGGATTGTAACGAGTGCATTGATTGTTGAAATAGCGGAGATTGGTATTTTATTTTGACCGCTACTTATATTAAGCAATGCACTTGTGACTTGAGAATTACTCCATGTCCCAACGTTTCCTGAAATTGGTGTGCTTTGGTTAATATTTGAAAAATTTATTGCAGTTGCCGCAATACTATTAGTTGCATTTCGATTAATAACAATGTTGGCAGTGCCTACGGTCGGATTAATTAAATAATATGTTTGCAACTTTACATCAACAGAAGTAGTTGTTAACAATGTTGACATAGCAACACCGCCATAAGTTACAGAAGTAACTGAAACTGTGGCTGGATAAGTAATAAATAATAGCAACAATCTATTAGTTTTGCCAGAGTTAACAGTATGTGAAAAACTAGCATTCTGTATATTAACATTTGAATAATTTGTCTTCGTATCAATGTCAATAGGCGGAATTGAGTTTGGTGCAACTTGTATAGCAACATCTCCGCTTCCCGCAGTACCGTTGCTTGGTTGCAATATTAGATTTCCACCTTTTGTTGATGATGTCCTTGTATTGCCAAGTCTTACAGTTAAATCTGTTTGAGTTCCTAGATCTGTGCTTGCCTGATCGGATAAAACAATATTGTCACTTGCATCTCTTCTTATATCACTACTTATTCCAACAGCATTTTGATTTAAGTCTGACCAAGTTTTATTTGCAGATAAATATTTTCCAGCAGTATTGTTAAAAATCGGTAACAGTGAAGAAGTTTTATTAATAACATCGGATAATAAATCATTATTAGCAATATCGTTTGTATTTGATGCTAAAGTTCCGCTTTGTATTTTTGATGCGGCAATATTTGCATTATTATTAATATCAGCATTAACTAAACTGTCAGCAACTATATTGCCTTGAATTCCGTTAGGTACTGTTGTGATGCTAATTTTACTTGAGTTAGTTGTTCTTATATTTGCCTCGATTTTCTGTGGGCTTGCTGTATAAACAAAATCAATTGAATTAGTATCGGTTAAAACACCGCCAACTGCAGTAATAGCAGTGGCAGGGGCATCAGTAATATTTAGTTTATTATCTTGCAAAACCTTGCCTTGATTTGCAGAGAGTGGTAAATTTGTTGCCGTGCTTGTTAGATTATTAACAACTTCAGCTTCTTTTAATATCGTAGCATCAGCTGGCTCAAAACTACTCGCATTCTTTAGGCTGTCAACAACATTACCATTAAGATCAAATATTGCAAAATTATTTACTGTCGCAGTGGGGACTTTAGGGATGCGATTTGCAATATTACCAGCAAAACTATTATTTAATTGTTCCTGAGTAGAATTATTAGTAGGAGTGTTAGTATTGGGATTGATTGTTATTTGTTTTATTTTGCTTGTTTCAATATCAGCAGTTGATTTAATTTTTGAATTTGTAATAGAATTATCTTTTACCTCAGCTTTTATTCCTCCATTAATTGTAATATCATCTGTTAAATCAACCGTTAATGAATTTTGAGATTTTGCAAGATTAAAAGTAATTTGATTATTTAAGTCATCGTAAGTTTTTTTAATACTAGTTGTATCTTGAATTAAATTCGAAATAATATCTTCTGTTTTTTCTTTTAAATTTGTGCCATTTAAAAAATTATCTAATCCTTTTTGTGTTATTGCAAGAACTTCACTATTTCCTTCGTTATTAGATAATTGCACTACACCTTTATTACTTATTGTTGCATCTATTCCAGTAATATTTGTATTTTGACCTAATGTTCCACCGCTAGATATATTTAATCCATTAGTTGCGGTAATAGTTGTTAATTTATCAGCTTTAGAATTATCTAATCCAGATATTTGTGTTCCTAATGTAGTATTAACAGTGTTTATTTGATCTGTTAATGTAGTATTAACAGTATTTATTTGATTACTAAGATTTACAATATCTGATGATAAAATACTGGCTTCTTGCCCAGCAATGCTAGTTTTTCTCCAGTCATAATAATCAACTCCGCTAGAAAGTTTTTGTAAAGCAGATTTTGATGTATTTGGAAATGAATTGCTTGCTTGAAAAATTGCAGACCCAACAAGTTTAAATTCTTGTAATGGTAAATTTCCTAAATCAGGATATAATTTAGCGGCATTAGTGGCAGAATTAACATTATCGTATTGATTTTGACCCATCAAAATAAACCATTTATTGGTTAGCCCTGGACTTGCAAATATGTATATTACACCATATTTATTATTAGTCATTTCTGTTAATTGCCAAGTGCCAGCATTATTTTGATTGTAATAAGGTAAATTTGTCCCTTTTATCGTAACAAAATTTGAAGTTTTATTTGCCCTCCATTCATTACCTACACGATAAATTATTGGAAAATTATCTGTTATGTTTTTTGCAGTAATTGTATGTTGCAAATCTTCATCGGCAATAACTCCACTTGCACCAATAAATCTTGCTTGATTATCTGTTGATCCAGTTCCAGTAGTATCAAGAGATAATGCAAGACCACTTACAAATGCTGTTCCTGTTGTTGTATGATTATATAAATGATCATCTCCAGACATAGATGAGCCGTGAGTTTCAATTTGCAGATCAGGAACAGAAATAGATTGAGTTGAATTCCAATATACAAAAGCAACATAACATTTTTGTAATATTAAATCAGAGCTAAAACTTGTTTGATATTGCAAAGTAGGAACTCCACTTACTAAATCATAGTAAATAAAATATGAACCAGTTGTATTTGGAATTGTTATAGTTTCACTTACTGTTTTAGTATATTTATCACCACGAATAAAGAATGAAAATTCTGCACCAATTTTATTTACTGTTAATGTTCTTGTTGTTTCATTCCAAGATAAAGAAATTTCTGTTGAGGCATTCCAAAAACCATTTGGATCGTTTTTTTGTTTTATAGCTTTTTCATCTAATAATGTAGTAACTTGTGTTTGAGAAAAACTTTCTGTTATACCATAAACTCCAATATTTTCCCTAACTGTTTGTTTTTTAATTTCAGTATCAAATTCACTTAATAATTTTTCTGGTCTTAAAATTGATGTTGATGGTATAGAAAAGTTATTTGTGCCATTAGCAATCGGTATTAAACTATTATCTGGCAAAACCGATGCTATTATTAATTCACTAATCTTTTTATCTGTCATATTTATTGTTCCAATAAAATTGATGAGCTATTTTCAAGTAACATTTGAGAACCACTTTCTAATAAAAGAACACTATTTGATGGAGTGGGATTATTATCAGTTGTTAAAACAACAACAGGTAAAATTACAGTATTAATAATTGGTATAATTATTGACTCTACTACCATACAAAAATAATTGAAATAAATTGATTTCCAGTAAGTATTTGACTAGCTTTAAAAATTAACTTGCCTTTAAAAGCATTATTACTTAATGCTAATCCACCCATACTTTGGCTAATAACAACTTTATCTAAAGTCTTTGGGTTAAAAGTAATTGGAGTTATTTGTGATAAATTACCAACATCTAAATATCTATAAAATTCAACAAAAAGACCAGTATTAGAAATTTCCACACCAAATTCAACAAAATTAGTTTCACTTAATGGAAAACCATTTAAAGAATTAAGATTTGAATTAAATACAAATTCTTCCTGACTACAATTTGCAACTTGTGGACTTGATGAGTTAATTAATATTCCAATTGATTTTTGATCAGGTGATTTTATTATTGGCATAATTATTTTTTCTTTTTAGTTTTACTTAATGCAATAGCAACAGCTTGTTTTTGGCTTTTGCCTGCTTTTATTTCTTGTTTTATGTTATAAGAAATAACTTTTTGTGATTTACCTTTTTTTAACATTATATCTCCTCTAGGTTAATTTGTCTTGAAACGGCATTTTGCAATTCATTCACAATATTGATATTATTTAAAGTTGCAATATCTTTTGCAAGCAAAATTTGATTTTCTAAATCGATTTTTTTTGCTTTTAACAAAGTTCCGTTGTTAATATTGATCTTATAATTCAAATTATCGGCTTTTTCAATAGATAAACTATAATCAATAATTTGATTATTATCGTCAAATATTTGTATTATTTTACCTCTTGCCGCAGGCAACAATTTAGCAAAAAAATCAGCATCTCTTGTTAGAGAAGCATAAGTCCCTTTTGAATTGGCATTATTAGTAAATACTTTAAAAACCCAGCAATCATTTTGATTGTTGTTATAATAAGCATCAAGTTCTTTTTGCTTGTTATTTTTAGCTTCTTTTAGTAAAAATTGTGCTATCTCGTCTTGAGTTAGTTTTATCCAATTGATAAAGCCAGCTCCGATTTGATTTTCGTTATCAAAAACTGCGACTTGAGTTTTTTCAGGGTTTTGTAAATAAATTTTTGTCATATGTTTTATAATGCTAAATTGTAATAACCAAACGTTGATAACTCGTAATATGAGCTAGAGCCTATACTATAAACAGTTGTTGATTTGATAGTTCTATTAGTTGTTAAAATTAATTTTGTTGCACTGCCAGGCCCATCCCATTGTCCAGAAAGAAAAGCAATAGCAAAATCATTAGCATTGCTACTAGATGTTGCATTATTTCCAACAATACTAACACGAGCTACGGTTTGACCGCTACCACCAGACCCTATCATACTTATATTAGCCAAAACAGAAACATTTGGCACAGTTATTGTGTGAGTAATTGTTCCGCTCAATGTTCCGCTTGATTCAAAAATAGGTTGCTTCCACTCAAAAAATTTATCTTTTTGAGTAAATGGAACTATATTGCCACTGGTATTTGTATAAACAGAGCCTTGATACTTATATTTAGTAAAACCAGTTGGCAAAGATGGACTTGTTGCATTTGTTGAAAATATAGCATCACTTATTCCGCTTGTAGGGTTATATATTGCATAGCAATGATACCAAGTAGAATTAGCTTTTGTTCCTGTATCTAAACCTCCTTGATTAGTGCCAGCAGTCCACGAAGCATCTAATCTTTTAGTTATTGCAGATAAAATAGCCTGTCCTGAGCCATCAGCAAATTGAAAATTGCCAGCAGAAAAATCTATATCATTGTTGGCATCGGTTGAATTATTAGCAATAGTTATTGGATTATAAATATAACTAATTCCCTGAACTAAATTAGTTGCTTTTCTTAAGTGAGGTGTAAGAATAAAACAATTATTAACAGTGTCACTTGTAATTTCGTAAATATAATTTTGAATAATATCATTTGGCAATAAAGTAGTTCCATCTTGATTTTTTAAAGGAATAGAGCCACTTAAACCATTTAAACCAACAATATTAACAGTAACAGCACCAGTATTTGTATCTTTTGCCTTAAAAGTAAAAGATAAATTACTTTTAAATTTAAAAGGCAGTTCTTCCTCTCTAGTAAAATTGCCAACTCCACTTGGAGCATCTTCTGTTGTAATTTTAGATTTTATAAGTATAATTGCATTTGCAGTCGAGCTTGGATCAACATCTAAAAAATTTCTATGAGCCACTAATGTTGAAATCATTTTAGACAAAGCATTAGAGTAATCGGCATAATTACCAACAGTAATTGTTGATAATAAATTTTGTGCCTGAGCATATCCTTCATTTCCAGATAGCGAATAACCTTGAGTTATTTCAGCTAAATATTGCAAATTTGATGCAAGAAGTTGCATATCAAGTCTTGGCAATACTTTTTCAGTATTTACTGTCCTATTATCATATTTATCTATTGCAGTTTTGCCACTAGGTATTAAATAAGTCATAATTCGTATTGATTTGGATATGGACTACTAACAATTGAAAATATTGCATCTACTGGAGCTAAATATTCTAAAGTTTGTTTTACTTTATTAGTTTTATCACCAATAACTCCAAATTGCAACGGAAAAGCAGAGCCTAAATTATAAAATTCTGTTGTATCGTTATCATCAGCAACATAAACATAATATAATAATTTTTCTTTTGGAACTGTTGTTGAAAACATATCGGTATGCTTATAAAATTTTACATTAATATTTAAAAATGTAAAAAAGTTTCTAAAACTTTTAATATCAAGCAACTGATTAGCAAATTTCATTGCATTTATAGCAAAAACAATATTTTCTTTTGTTTGTAAATCGCTTGGTTGAAAAATTGGATTTGGTAATCCATATTTATTTTTATATTCATCTAAATATAAATTATCAACAGTTATTTCGTAACATTGATTAATAATCTCGTTTAGTGTTGCAAAAATACTAAATTTCGATGCAAGAATTCCCCTAAATAATTGAAAAAAATATGTATAATTATTTTCTCCTTTCTCTCCATTTGCTACATTATAAATTCCACCTTTTGGAAAAGACAAAAAACAAGCTTTAGAAAATTTATCTAAGTTTTCAACATTGTCTAGTAAATTAACTGTTTTCATTAGAAAGTTATAGATATATTATCAATATTAGCTTTGTCTGTGTCATTTATAATTGCATTAACACCAGTTATAGTTAAATTAGAGCAAGTTGCAATATTGCCATTTTTATCTCTAGTATTTAAAACAATATTTCTAATTTTGTCAACATTCAATTCAGGTATTCCGCTTGCAAGATATTTTTTGATAGGCAATAAGTTAATATATTGTATTATATTCTTCTTGACTTGATTTTGCATATCTAATGTATTAGGCGATAATCCAGTAATAGCAACTCCAATTGCTTTATTACTTGGATTTACAACAGAAAATTGAATTGCAGAAGTTGATAAATTAAGATAATTATTATCCAATACTAAATTTCTAATAGTTGTTAGCTCGTCATTTGTAAAAGTATAAAATTGAATTGTTGTTTCGTCAAATCTAGCAACAACAATTTTAAAATAAATATAAGATGTATCTTCGTATTTAAAAGAATAGCAATAATTTACATTTGTATTTTGCTTAATAAAGCTTTCAACAGCAAATCTATTACCTTTATTTTGCGGATTTCTTAAAAATTCTTGTGTTCTTTTATTTAAACTTTCTATTGTCTCGGCATCTGAGCCACCAGCAATTCCATTAAAAGTTATATATGTGCTATCAACAAAATTTAATTGTCCTGATAAATCAATTGAAGCATTATAATCTTTATTTGCACTTTCTGTTGGATTTAATGCTGCCACCTCAATGCTTGCTCCTAAATAACTACCAATAATATTGTCAGTTATTAAAGCAGTATTTGTTCCTGAGTTTTTGTATCTAATAGTATCTTGATCCAATATTTCTATTGAATAACTGCCATTTAAACTTGCATCACTGCTTCCAGTAATAGTAATAGTAATTCCATTTGCTAAATTTTGATTAGGAACTTTAGCATTTACATATCCATTTATTCTTTGAAGTGATGTAATGCTAAATTCTTGCAAAACAGCATCTCTTTGAATTACTGTTTTATAAAGATTACCATCCAATGTTAATAATTCTGTCCCAATTGGTATAGTTGTTGTTTCTGTTGTTACAAATATTACATTTCCAGTAGAAAAAGTTGCTGGCTTTCTTTGTATTTGATTAGCGGTATCTCTAAAAGCATTATTAATAACAAAAACATCTTCTGTCGCTAATGCTGGAAATAATGCTTGTTTAATTGTTGTATCTATTGCCCTGTATAAGTCAACATCAACAATTGCAATTGCATCAATTAATTCTCTTAAGCCTAATAGACTATCAACATTAACACTTCCGTTAGAAGATGCATTAATATTAGTAGATATATTAGCAGATTGATTGCTAGGAGTTGGAATTGTTAACATATTTTAGTTGAATAGGTTGTTGTTCACCAATTTGAATATTGCATATTATTTCATTATTATTTGATATAATATCAGTCATAACAATCTTTTTTTCAAAAAGTCCATCTTTATAATCTCTGGAGCAAGCTACATTAAAAAATTTCTTAATGTATTCTAAATTTTCTTTAGCATTATTTTGATTTTCATAAAATTGATAAGCAGTAGAATATAATTGCTTATTACGAATAAAACTAAAAATTGATCCAAATCTATTTGAGTAATTGTTTTCAACAAATTTCGAAACTCTACCTTTGCAAAAAAAATTATGTTTTGAAAAAGAAACTTCAATATCTTCTAATTGACCTTTTTTATTTTCAATTTTTAAATCAAATACATTGTTACTATTTAATTCAAAAGCCCAAGTTTTCATTATTGTCCGCTATTTGTTATTTGACCATTTGATAAGTTAACTAAACCACCAATTACAGCAACTTCTTTATTATTAAATTTAAGCTTACTATCAATTGTTAGTTTTTTACCATTAATATCAATATCTAATTTATTTGCAGTTGCAGAAATTCCATTGTCATCAATATTAAATATATTACCATTAATATTAAAAGATATTTTATTTGCAAGAATATTTATTTGCTTTAATTCAGTAGAATAATGTATATAAACTCCATCTCTGCCAGTTATTATATCTCCATTTGCTAATTTTTCAAATAAAACAACTGCATCAGTAGGATTGTTAATTAGAGTTGCAAACTCTTCACCTTTTATAGTAAATTTAGCAAAAGTGTTTAATGACTTGCTAATTAACCCATCTGGAAAATATAAAAATTTTTCAAAATCAGCAGTTGAGTTATATGATGGTAACTTAACTTTAACTTGATTACCTTTAACAAAAAATTCTTTAATTTTTCTAAATATATTCATCTTTTAATAGTTCCCTTTTTAAATTTTTGATTAGCTTCTTTTTTAAATACCTCTACTGGACTACATCCTAAAACACATCTAATTCCATCTGGCTCTACTTCACCACTAACAGAAAGTATTGTCATATCTTCTCTTATTCCAAAATTGTCTGATTTAAATGAAACAATTTTATTTGGCTCTAAAAAATTCTTATTTATATCTAAAAATGAAGGAGCGGTAATAGTAATAGAATAATTTCGTGAATTAGCATTTATTTGAGCCATCTCATAATCGATATGTTTTTTTATATCGCTAGCACTCATATTTCTATTAATGTTTCTTACTTGTTTTATATTAGGCAATCCATTAAGATAATTTAAAATTAATAATGTATTATTATCTTTTTCATTAGCAATTTTACTTGGATTATTATAAATATCAATATGTTTTCCTTGTATATCATTTGAATTTCCGCCTTTATTCCAAGTCATTACATTTCCATCTATTTGGCTATCATTTAAAATATAAACAGGTTGAGGTGATCCCTCATTAATATTTTCTATTTTTAAAGTGTCGTAACCATTAGAAATAATAATTTTTTGATTTATATTGCATAATCTACCAATAACATCACTTGCTTTTTGCTTAAATTCTCCATAGTTTTCGCCATATTTTTCAATTATTATTGGTCTTTTAACATTATAGCCAACAGAAATAAAATCTTTTTCACTGGATATAGATTTTTGATAAGGATAAGTTGTTGTTATTTTACTAATTGGATCTTTGTAACTTACAAAATGAAATTCATTTAAAAGTATTTCTAAAGTCTGCTCTAATGTTTTAATTTTTTTATATGTGCCGATTGTTACTGTATCACTTATTGCCAAAGAATAAAATCTATCATATAAATTAAATGTAAAAAAAGCACCAGTATCAGCCACTTTGCCAATTTTTATCATTGGAAAAGTAATAAAACCTTCTAAGAAAACTTTATCTTGCAAATATACTGTCGCTAATAAAGTCTTTTTCTGCTCTAATAAGTTAAAAAAATCTAACATTCTAGAATTTACATTACAATCTATAGCACAGGTTTTTAAAGCCATTCCATACTGTACAGAGTGATCAAAGCTAAATCTTCTTATCGAAAAATATTCTTTTCCATTAATTTCTATTTTCGGAACACTAAGCATTTGCAATAACTTTAATTTTACCAAATACAAAAGGCTTTACAATATTATTTAGCTTAATAGTTTCATCTAAAAAGTCTAAATTTCCATTTATTGCATAAACTATATTATAAATAGATATTGGTTGCTGGGCATTATATTCTATTATTTTATTGCCATTTTCATATAAATTTGCATAAATAGAATAAAAATTTGATCTTAATAAATTTAATTGATAAATGTAGTTACTGTCAATAAAATTATAACTAATTAATTTTTTATAAAGTTTATTTTCAGTTTTTTTAATAGAGTCTAAATCAGACAGAACCCAAGTGTCAATTAACTCTAAATTTTCATATATTCCAGTTATAATTCCATTTAATAATAAAAATTGTAAAGCATCGTTATTATTTCTTATTCCATTTGAATTTTCAGAGTTTCCATATATTCCTTCATTAAAATTATTATCAACTGTAGTTTCAGCTAATTCTTGCAAAAATTGAGTGTTATAAGTTATATCTTCGTTATAATTTTCTCCACTCTTAAATAAGTTTTTAAACTGATCGCCTAAAGAGGAAATTTGATTTATAACATTACCAATATCACTAGGAACATTTTTAATTGTAATTTTTATTTCGTATAATGCATTAATTATCCCACCAACACCACCAACAACTAAATTTAGTGAGTCTTTGACAGAATTTATTGGATTTGTTACTATTGTGCTTGTTGAGGCTAAACCTTGGCAAAGTTGATTAAAAGTCGTAGCATATTGGTCTATTGCAGATGTATAAGCACCAACTTTTGAATTTACATCAGAACTAAAATCAGAGACTTTTTTTGCCAAGTCTTTCATTTTATCTAAAAAATTCTTTTTATTAGGTTTTTCTTTCTTTTGTCTTGCAAAAACATTTTGCATTGCAACTAAATATAAATTTTCATCCTCTTCTATATATTTAGCATCTGTAATAGTTATATCTATATAATACTGTGTTCCATCTACATCACTTCTAAAATTAGATATTGAGGCAAAATTTAATGGTATTTCTAACTCTGGATAAAATGGACTTACAAGAATAAATGGCTTTTGTTTCTCGTAAAATGTTTTAAAAGCTTCTTTTTCCTCTTGAGAAATAAAAATTGCAGTAAAATTCCAAAAATTAGCTCCCATTCCTAAAGGCTCTAATTGAGCGCCGCCTAAACCATCATTTATAGCCACCTTATAACTAATATCTTGCTGTAATGTATCAAAACCATTAGAAACTATTTTTAGCTCTATAAAATCTTCTTTGTCTTTTCTATTAAGGCTTATTTCACCATTTTCTATTAATTTTTGCAATACTCCTGCCATTTTTAATTATCCCCCGTTGTTGCATAAATAGGATTTTGAACTCTCGTTCTTTCTTTATAAGGATTTTTGTTATTAGAATTTTTACTTACTTCGCCTTTTTGCACCGTTGGAAAAGATGCTGTTCTGCCTTCATAAGAATTTAGCAAAGAGTCAAAAACTATTTTTTCACTTGAATTTAATGTTTCTCTTTTTAAATTTTTTAAGTAATCATATCTTTCTTGTGAAGTTTTACCTTGCAAGCTTTGTAAAAATCTATTTGTATCTCTTGTTGCTTTGATTTCTTCACTATCTGCAAAATTACTATATGCATCTCCAAGAAATTTTCCAATCTCATAAGCTGCAAATCCACCAACACCAATTAATCCAAGACGACCAAGACCAGATTTAACTAAAGAAGCTCCTATTCCAGTAAAAATTAATGGCAATTTTGCTAATTGATCTATAACTTGTTTTATAATAGGAAGTTCTTTTCCCAATGATACTAATTGTGCTATTCCAGCTGTCAATACCACACTATTACCAATACCAATTTCGCCAAAAAATTCTTTACCAAATTTTAATGCACCACTAATTTTAGACTCACCAGCATATTGCTTATATCCTTCTTTACCTTTTTCAAATGCATTTACTAAAACATCTTTGCCAGCATAAGCCATTGTTCCAGCGGTAGCTAATCCTAAAATTTTACTAGGTTGCGAATAAAAAATAGAAGATAAAAACTTAGCATTTCCTTCATTAGCCATACCTTTTGAAGCAAAATAATTAGCTTTTGCTCTAGCATATTTAGAATGTCCAAGCAAACCAATGCCACCAAGACCTAAACCAACTAAACCAGCAATTCCAATTCCAGCAGCTCCACCACCTTTACTTTCATCCATTTTTTTACCAAATTTATCTAAAACATCTGAAAATTTAGATGCCTTATCTCCAATTCCAAACATTTTATCTACAACAACACCAACTGACTCTTTAAATAATTCTAAAGATGTAGTTAATTGGTCTAGCTGTCCCGATAATTCTTTTTTTCTTTCTTCAATTTTTGATTGAAATTTAGGATCGCTAATTATATCTTTTATAACTTGAAATATTCGTCCTCTTTCTAAATCTCCACTTTCACTAGCTTGAGCCAAAGAAATACCATATCTTTTACGAAATGCTTTTTCCAATACAACACCACCACCAGCATCAAAAATCGGTCTAATATCTTGTCTATAATCAGCTTTACCTTTATCTGCAATTTGAGTTAATTGGTAAATAATACTTTCCATACCAACTTTTCCTCTACCAAATACCAAGGCAAAATCACCTAAGCCTTTTGCAAATGATTTTACTTCTTGATCGTTTATACCTAGAGCTTCTTGCGCTCCCTTTACTCTAGATAATAAAGCAGATGCCTCTTCGACACCAATTGGAGTATCTTTTGCATATTGTTTTGCAAATCTAAGCATTTCTGGAGTTTGCTCGCCAAATAAAAGTTTCATTTGACTTTCTCTTGAAATTCTATTTACGGCAGATTGAGTTACTGAAGTTGTTAAGTAATATGCAGATGGTAATGTTGCTCCATAAAATACTGGATTTGCAACATTTTCCAATAAATTAGCTTTACCGTATAGTGCATTTTTAGTATTCAAAAAATTTTGTAATTTATCTTTTTCTGCCCTTCTTATTACTCTCTCAGCTTCTCTTCTAATTCTATCGTTTTCTTTTCTAAATTCCTGTTTTTCTCTTTCAACCTTTTTATCATTAATATCTTGTATTTTTGCATTAGTTAAGTTAATCTTAGCTTGTTTATCTTGAAGATTTAAAAAATTAACATAAGGAGAAAAAGTATTTTTAATTTTTTCACCAATAAATTTTTGACCTGTTAAAAAAGTATCGCCTATAGTTTTATTGGTTTTAGCTCTTATATTATCAATAATTGATTGAGTTCTTTGCGGAGCAAATTGATTAGCAATATTAATTGCCTCAGACTGAGCATTTAATTTTCCAGTTCTTGCCTCTACATTAATTCTTTTTGATGCTTTAAATGCTATATCAGCTTCATTTTGTTGCGGAAGATATTTTAAATTAACTCTTCTTTCCCTTTGTGTAATTCTTCTTCCACTTAAATCTAGTTGTTGATTTTTTAATCTTATTTCATTTTCTTTTTTTAAACTAGCAAGTGTCTGCCCTGCATTTCTTCTTTCATCTTTAGCAACATTATTAACTAATATTCTTTGCTTTTCTAATTGATTATTTTTTCTTCTAGTAAGCTTTATATTGTCTTCTTCTATTTGATTTCTTTTATTGTAAGCTTTTGTGGTATCTTTAAAAGCTTTTAATTGTGCATCACTAAGCTTTTTAAAATTAGTGCCTATATTGACAGATTTTAGACCAATTTGCTCTAATTGTTTCTTAAGCTCTTCTAAACCCTTCTTATCAAGAGTAGTTCCTAATTGAAATTGTAAAGAATATTTATCTGCCATTTTTTATTTTTTGTAAAGCTTCCTGATATTGCTTATATTGTTTTTCTGTTTCGTCTAAATGGTAAGAAAAGCCAATATACAATTTTTGCAAAGTGCTATATGTTATATCTTTTATCGAATTAATTTGAATTGACCCTTCATAAAATTTTAATAAACCAGCTATATTATCATCAAATAATTTAATGTAATCAGTTGTGTTAATAAAATTTAAGAATTGTAGCTCTGGTATCTTTCTTTCATCAGATCTCTGTATCGATAGGCAAAAACATTGTAAAAAAAACCCAAGAAATAAAAAACCAAGCTATCTTGAAACTCCTCAAATTCTCTAAAATCTTTATCTTTTAATTGACTAAAAACTATTTCAAAATCTTGAAAAATCTCTTTATTATCGGCAAATAATTTTGCTTTAGGAACAATTTGGTTTCTAATAAAATCAAGATTAGCAGAATGTTCCTGACGATCAGAATTTATATTAAATATATCAAATACAATACCTGAAAGATAAATTTTAGCTTCTTCTTCTGTTAATTTAACCTGTTCTTCTTTTGTTTTATTAATTTCTGGCTGAAAATATCTTAAAATCTCATTAGTTTCAAAATTATTTACATATTGCTCTCTTATAAACTTAATATATTTTTCGGTATAAGAACTTAGCAAAGTAGAAATTTTATCTAAAAATGCTTTATCGCTAAATTTTGGCTCAATAAAAGTTATTGTATTTACTTTTACCAATTGATCGTTTATAGAATATTTTCCACAATATTGATCTTCTAGTATTATAGAAAAGCTTTTTTGAGCCAAATCTATTGTTATTTTTTTTGCAATATCAATCATTATCTTAAACAAATTTGTATTTCACAAGAAACAGGGACAGAAGGATCACTTTGCACATCAAGAGATTTTACAAGATATGATTTATTATAAGTTACTTGTCCTGTTGATTGCACTACTAAAACTGGTCCTAAAGAAACATTAGGATTAATAGAATTATATTGAGTTATCAATTGAAACAATGATTTGCTTTTATCTTTTAATGCCTGTGGAATAATCATAAATGATTGTGATGGTGGCAATTGAGGTGTTGTGCCGGGAAATGTTTTACCATCACTGCAAATAGTAACATTAGTTCTAAAAGAACTAAAATCATATGTTTTTTGCTGTTCATCTGCTGGCATTGTATCAACAATGTTACAGTTGTTATGACTTAAAAAAATAATTTTTGTTCTAGACATAATTACATTATATTGTTAATGATTGTTAATTTTTCGATTTGAGAGAATAAATTAAAAGCTAATTCAATTCTAACTTCTTTTACATTAGAATTATAGTTTAAAGTTGCATCAATTACATCTTCAAGTGTTTGCTTTGCAGTCTCACTATCATTTATCATGCCAGCAAATTGACCTGAAAGAACTGATGCTGGGATTATTCCTTGAGATGTAATTTGTTGATTATTACTATCAGAGCCTAAATAAAAATAATTACAATAATTTAAGAAAATACTTTTTAATATAGCTTTATCATAAAGTTTTTCTCCCTGATCTCCAGTTCCATCAGTATAATTTTCATTTCCAGTAAAGTCTCTAGGTATAAGTCTTTCAACAAATACTTCTCTAATAATAGAAATTGTAATTAATTTAGGCAAATCTTTTAAAGTATCTACTGATGATAGAGTTCTTACTGGTCTTAAATGAACTGAGTATTCATCATAATTATCAAATGCAATACCTGTTAAGTTGTAAAAATCTAACTTATTGTATATATCTAAACCAATAATTGCTTTGTTTTTTAAATTACTAATTTTATTTAAAACAAAAACTATTTTATTTAAACCATCTTCACTTTTTGGATTATTGCTAGCAAAAGTATCGATATTTGCAATATTAGAGCAATCAACGGCAGAAGTTTTAATAATTCTGTAATCTAAAGCTTGGTTATTATATTGTAAAACATTATCATATTTTTGTTTTGCATTTATAACAAGATTTGTATCATTCCAACCATAAGGTATAGCAATATATTTAAACTTCATATTATCTAACTTAATATTATTTTTTGTTAAGTTAAGTATATTAGAAATATCAATAGTGCCAGTTCCTTCTGTGGTTTGAGTAATTGTTGTAGTAATTCCAGCTGGGATAGTGGTATTATCTATTTCAATCGTATATTCCTGACTAACAAGACCTTTATTTTTTGCAGTTAGAGTTAAAACTCCAGCACTTACGGTTGAAGAAAAAGTGCAAGTAGAAGTATTGTTGATAGCAGTATTGATTTTAGTTGCAATTTGACTAATTGTTTCGCCTTTTAAAACTTCCACATCTATAATTAAATCATTATCATAGATTGTGGTTAAATTAGCACAATAGCCTTTTGAAGCAAGTTTAGGGCTTCCTAACCCTAGATTAAAATATTTACTTATATCTGTATTATTAGTCACCTTTGAGGCAAATAAAGTAGATATTAAAGCAGAATATCTTGAAGCATTATGTCTATTAAAAATAATTTTTAATATTTTGCTTTCGGTGGCAGTTGTTCCAGTCAATTCTAAACTAATAATCTTGGCAACATCTCCAGAAACATCGTCAGGATAAGAAATAGCCATTACTTTAGGTTTAGTAAAGCCGTTATTATTACATACATTAACAGCTTCTCTTAAAATCATTGAGAGATGTGATCCAGCACCGAATAAAGTATTTATTTCATTATTAGATTTAAGCTCAATGTCAGTAAAAATACCAGTATTGGCAGTAGTTGCCTGTCCTACAAGCACAACAGTGTTCGAATAATTAGCATTTACATTTGATGCTTTTATTTGAGAACTTATTTGAATAGCATTCGTCATTTTAAATAGTTTTGTTGTTAAAATAGAATTTTTTATAAACTTATAAATAAAATTATATTAATCAATATAATTATCAATATTTATTGTATCATTATTAATTTGAAGTTGTTTTATTGGATAAGCATTATTTATAAAGTTCACATAAATATTAGAAATAGTTATTGGTTTAGTAAATTCTATTAAATATTGCACTACAAAAGAACCTTCGATTATCTCGTCATCTATTGATGATGATATAATGTAGCATTTCGTATTATCCTCTATATGAAGTAATAAACCCCTTAAATTATTTAACATTTCTGTTTGTTTTGCCTCTATATCTCCGCCAGATTGTGTTTTATTTAAACTATCTTCTACTTTTCTATTAATTACATAATATATTGTTCCACTATATATATCATATTGTATTGTGGCATTATTTGTTAAATTAACTATGGAGTCGGTTTGATTTTGCGGATTTTTAGCGGTTTGAATTGTAAAACTACTTGAGTCAATGATTATATATTCACTATTTACCTTATTATTAGCAAGAAATGTTTTATAATTCATTAACAAAATTAAGGATTGATATATTTTAGGTTTTTTTGTTAAATCTAAATCACTAGTTTGCTTTGGTGAATAAATAGAATCAATATCAAAAGTGTAGCTAGCTGTTTTATTTATATCGTCAAAAACTAATTGAGTTGATTTATTAATTCCACCAAAATATTCTAAAGATGTATATCCATTAGTTAAAATTGCATCATTATTAGTTGTTTCTTTATATAATTTAACAAACCTTCTATCATTTGCAATAAAAATAATTTTATACTGACCGTTAAAAGATATTGGATTAAAATTATAAAACTCTAAAATATCATCTTTTTTTTTATTAACAGGATTAGCAAATTCAACATTATAAAATTTATCTAACATTGCATCCTTGGAAAAAGAAACAATATTATTTTTTAAATGTATATTTCTAATATTAAAAAAATTATCTAAACTACTTATAAATTTTAAGTTATCATAATCATTTGGATTAAATTGCATAACTAATTGATTACTAACAACTGAAAAACTTTGTGGCTCTGGTGAAACTTTTTTGATTTGGGTTTTATCCTCTTCAACAAAATAGTAATAGTTTTTTAAAATATTTAAAATTTTCTCCGATACTGAATACATATTAAGGTCTCATTACTCTTCTAAAAGTTGACTGTAAATTTTTTTTAGAATTTTTATAAGCAAGAAGTAAAGTAGGTCTTCCATTTTCTTCCCAATATTTTATTGGGTCAAATTTTGCTATTCTAATTGTTTGCCCTGTTTTTATCTTCTTATAAGCTAAAGTAGTTTTCCCACCTTTTAAAAAGCCGACAACAGCATTATTATTATTAACATCACTTCTAATTCTTGACTCTGTTTTGCCAGTAAATGTTCCTAAACTTTCCCCTACTGCAGATGCTCTTGAGGTAGCATATTGCGACTTAAGTCTACTATTAATTGGTCTAGGTCTTCCTGTTTTATTATTTCTTCTCATTTCATCGACTAAAGCTTTTTTAAATACTTTTGTTGCCTCTGCCAATGCTCTTCTTCTTTTTGATACTAAAGCTTGGTCTAGTTTTGCAAGAACTTTTTTATTATATGCAGTTACTTTAACCTTTAAACTCATATGCTTTAATTTCTATTAAAAGGTTATTATCTTCCATTCTAAAGTTTTTACTTGTAGAGGCACCAACATCATTTATTTTTTTAAGTCTAGCTTCTTTTCTATTATAGTCAATAGTTTCTATTTTAAACTTAACGCCATTAAAACTTATCAAAGATGGATTTAAGTTTTTTAGGGCATTGTTTTTTTTAAGATAGAATTTTTTAGCCGCACCTTCACTTTTTGGATTTCCGCCGTATTCTAGCATTGTTTGAGAGCCTGAAAAATTCTCATCTATCACACAGCAACTATAATTGCCAATAGAAGTGGCATTAACAAAAATATCTTGATCGCTAATATAATTTGTCGTAGAAATGTTTGTTGTATAAATAGTAATAGTAGAAGTTATAAAGGCATCTATATCGCCTGGGTCTACAGGAGTTACACCGCCACCATTATTTGAATTTGTGCTACAGCATTTTGCAAATGAAGGCATATTTTAAATATATACAAATTTAGTTATATCGTATCTTCTATATTTTGAAAAAACAGCATTAATATTGTCGACATATTCATAATTACATACTTCATTTTTTATATCAATGTTATATGCAACTAACTGTGCTAAAGCCGTTTTAATATCATCTGGCATTGTAGTAAAGTTATTATTTTCATATCCAGCAGAATATTTAATTTCAATAGAATTATTTACTTGTGGTAAATTTATATAAGAATTATCCATCATTCTTATAATTTTTGGTATTCCCTGCAATTCCTCTTCGGTATAATAATTACTAGATGGCAATAATATTCTAGACTGATTATCCATTCTATTTATATCATAATAATTTATTTCGGTTATATTTCTTACATTTAAACTAGAAAGACTTATACCATTTAAAAAACATTGCGGTGGATAATTTTTTACATAATTACTAAAATGATAAGTTTTTTTATCATTATAATAAGTTTTAAAAGTAGTATCTAATATAATAAAACAAGTTTCTTCTTCAAAATTGTTTAAATCCATTTTTATTCTTTGATTAACAAAAGTATCTTGACTTTGATCGCTTGGATTAGCTTGAAAATATTTACTATAAAACTTTACATCAGAAATAGAAATTGGATAACTTGATGTATTTCTTGAAACTATTGTATAAAAAGCATTGTTTAGTTGAACTACATATTCTCCAATTCTATTTTGCATAAAAATTATTGCTCTTTTTTAGTTTTTTTAGCTTTTGTTTTAGGCTCTTCTTCAATTTCAACTGCAGGTTGTTCTTGAGGCTCTACTACTGCTTGAATTTCAATATTTTCAATTTTAACTGCAGGCTGTTCTTCTGGAATAGTATCAATATATTCAATACTAGATTTAAAACCGTTATGTATTTTTAACAAAATTTCAGCTATATCTTCGTATTTAGTAAGGTAATCAAGAGAGTAAATATCGCCTTGTTTAAAATTAGTAACTTTAGATAATCTTGAATGCTCTAAATCTTTAGTAAATTTTACTAATTGAGAGTTATCATCTTTTGAGGTTTTATAAATAAGCATATAAATAAGTGTTAAAAAACTAGACTTCTTATTAGGAAGTCTAGTTAATAATTTTAGTATTCTTGTCCTTTTAAGCCAAGTGAAATAGAAGCAACTACAACACTTGCAGTGCTAACAGTAGAAGATGCAGTAAAGGTAAATCTTGCAAATTTTCCAAATGGATAATTATTTAATTGAATACCAATAAGCCTATATCTGCCTTTTGCAAACGGTTTGCTAGCATCAACATCAGCTTTAGTAATAACAGCTTCAATTAATGCATCTTTTTTTACATTTGTTTTAGGATAGAAAATAAACTCGCCAGAGCCAACTGGTGCAAAAGTATTATTTCCAAAAGGATAAGGTTGATTTACCTCGAAAGACACAAGACCATTATCCATTGCGGTATTATTTGCAAATTCAATTTTACTTAATTGCAATTTATCTCCATCTGTCATGCTTGTGATATTAGTAAATAATACCGCTTCATCAAATAAAGATAAATCTACTACTTCAGTTGTATATGAAGTAGTAATTGGTGAGCCTGGTGTGGCAAGAACTCTAGTAGATTGATCGACTAGTTGTTTAAAAATTTGTTTCATTGTTTTATAAAATTAAATGTTATTAAGAAACTCTAGCATAACCAATTGCTATTTTGGTAAAGTCAGTTACAACACCAGCATGAGCAGTTGTCATAATAGCTTTTGTTCTACCAGTATTTGAAGTATCAAATGGAGATGATTTTTGGAAATCAATCCAAGAAGAAGGATATAAAGTATAAGCCTGTCTTAAATTACAAGCCATAGCAACAATTTTACCACCTTCACTAGAAACTGCTCCTCCGTTATTAAAACCTGAGTCAATTAATGTCGTTTGTCCTGGAGCAAAGCCAATATAATTTTCAAAACCTTTTTGTTTTAAAAGAGGTATTCTTTTTGAAAGTGCGGTATTGTTATTTCCATCAACTATTGTTTTTTGTGCACTATTGTAACAAGGAACAACAATTATTCTGCATTCTTTACCATTAGCAGCTAAAAAATATCCATTATTAAAATACTGATTAAAAACAAGGTCTTTAATATCATTTGCTTGTCTTTTTAAGCTTTTTAAAACACTATCAGCAATAACAATATCAGGAGTATCATCTGACGGATACAAATCAACTAATGTATCTAAATCGTTAAATCCAATACTGACATTAGAACTAGAAATACTACCAAGAGGAATTTTTTCTATATAACGAGAAAAATTACTAGTTGGATTAACAGGATTATTTGCTAATGCAAAAATACCTTCAATACCTATTGCACTATTAGAAGGAATTAATACTGATTTTCCATTTTGAAGTTGATATTTATAACCATTTAAAATTGCTTTACTTCTATTAATTTCTATTTGCTTTACCATTTTATTATAAAACTTAGCAAATTCAATATCAGCCATTCCAGACCAAGTTACTATATTACTAATAATATGAGAAACTTGAGTTATTTCACTAGTTTGACTAAAAGTAGTAGAGCTACCAAAACTTGAATAATTACCAGTTCCGCCTTCAGCAATTACTGTTGGATTGTTTTCATCATCAATCAAGCTTTCTTCCATATTTCCATGAATTGTAAAAATTGGCTTTGCTTCTGTATTGATTTCTCTATTAACAAGTCCAGATACAAAAGTTTCTTGTTGAGCGAATACTTCTAAAGCTGGAAGATTAACATTTGGCACTTGATAATTTTTATCACTAATAACTCCAGTGGCAATTGATTGAGTTACAAAATCAACTTCTTCATTATTATAATCTTTAAAAGTATTTTTTACAACATCAATTATATTAACTTTAGAATTATTAGCAGAAGATAATAAACCTTCTTTAATAATTGAAGCCTTAACTTTATTAATTTTGCTATTATCAATATCTCCTGACTTACTAGAAATATTATGTTTTGCATCCATTGAGCTAGTTGTTTTTTGCAAAATTTCAATTTCAGTTTTAGATTGAGATACTTGACTAGTTAGTTCTTCAAATTTTGTTTCAAAAGCTTCTACTTGTTTTTTCAAAGCTTCATTTTCTTTTGCAAGTTGACTTTCTGCATTTTTTGCTAAAGCACTTTCTACTGCTTTACTAGTGGACTCCAGAATTACATCCGCCAATTTTTGTTCTTGTTCTGACATTTTATTTTGATTTTTGTTTTAAAATTTCTGCAAGTGTTATGAGAGATATTTCATTACTTGCTTCTTCGATAGGTTGTTGCTCCTCACATTGAGCAGATTGAGCAATGAGGGCTGGACTCTGCCCTCGTTCTTCCATTGTATTTGCTTTTTTATTTAAGTCAAATAATTTTTCAATAAAACTATCGATCATATTATTTGATAAAGTTTTATTTTTTTTTAAAAATTTTGCTGCACTAACTTTTCCGCTAATAGCATTAATTTCTTGTCTTGTTGTCATTTTGTTAAAAGAAATTGTTGGTAAATTTTTTTGTTCTCTAAGTTTATTTATTTCTAATAAAATTAGATCAATTTTTTCTAATAGTTTAATTTTTATAAATTTGTCAATAGATTGATTATTATAAATTTCATCAAATAAATCTATTATTGCTTTTTCGCTAATATAAGGTTTTAAATCTACAATATTTACAAATAAGTAATCATAGCTGTTAAAATCTTCCTTATTGGTAATATCACTATATAAAAAGCCTTGACTATAAATAGGGCTAGGAGCTTCTAAACTGCCTGTGTATCTTTTCCAATTTAACAAAGCCTCTTCTTTGTTAAAATTATCATCAATAAGAATATTATATTTTGTTATTCCATTATCACTTTGTAATTGAAATACTTCCGCTTCGGTATCAACAGGAGTTGTTGTAAAAGCAATATGATCTAACTTAAACTTATAAACTGTATCTTTTAATTTAGCTCTGCCAAATCTTTTTATATTTTGATAGTATTGTTCTTGATTATTTCTTTTTAGTTCGCTATCTAACATTTTTCCGCCAAGTGAAAAATATAGTTGACCTTTATTATATTTATCTATTAAATAAGAATATCGTTTTTCATCTTTTTTAAAATAATCGGCAACAGTAATTTCGCTATAAAGATAATTATCATCTCGCCAAATTTTTACAGAGTCGGCAACTTTAATGCAATTATTATGCTCGATATTAGCAGTAATAAACTTATTATTAATGCAGTTATCAAAAGATGTTTTATGAAAATTAAGATTGCGAAGATTATTAGGATTTTCTCCAAGACGACATACCTTGCCAGTAAATATACCTTTTACTTCATCAAAATTATCTATTTTGCAATAGTTTTTATAAGTATTATACATTTTAAAATTTAATTGACAACAAATAAAATATAATTATTATTATAAAACTTAATTAAGTCAAGATTTTTTTACAAATAAACAAATGAAACGATTTCTTACAAATTTTTTTTTAAAAGAAAAAGCCGATAATGTAGAACAAAGTATCTACAGAAATATTTTTTCTAGGGAATATAATCCAGCGGACACAACTGGAAGATATAAAAATTCAATAGATTACCTAGAGGCGGAAGAAATTATTGAACTAAATGTTAGTATCAATACAATAAATAAAAAACAAACTAGCATTATAAATAACTGTCAATTAAGAATAAAAGAAAAAATAAATGGCAGAGATGAAAATACCACTAATATATATTATAATAGATTTTTAGAATGGTTAAATAAGCCAAATAATCAAGTTTTTCCCAAAAAGATTGAGGATATATTTTCTTATATAATTAGAAACTATAATAAGACAGGGTTAACAGGATTAGTATTTGTTTTTAAAAATGTAAAAAATATTTCTTATTTAGATACTTTTGATAGAATTATTACTCCTAAAAGATTATCAATGGAAAATAATCAAAATCAAGAGCTAGAATTTACTGCCATAATAAAAGAGGATAATAAGCCATTAAAATTTAAGCATAGCCCTAATTATTCTAATTTTGTTTGCGAAGAAAGAGGTAAAATTTATATTTTATGTCCTTTTATTAATTTTATCGAAGAAAAAGGAAGATGTTTAAGTCCATTTGTAGAGGTTTTGCCATTTATAGAAGGACAAAATTCTGCAATTGAAAGTGCTAAAAATTATTATAAAAATAATTGTATTCTTGGCTCTATTGTTAATATATCCTCTGATGATTACACATCATCAACAAAATCTGCCACAGAAAGAACAAGGGCTTTAATGGAAATGGAGCAAAATAGAATAAAAGAAGATTTTGAAGGCGCTCAAAATTCTGGCAAATCAATAATTGCATTTACAAAAAACGGTAAAATTACTATAGATAGACTTTCACAACCAGTTATATCAACAGAAGTAGAAAAAATGATTAATATGTGTGGCGATAAAATCTATGCTTCAGTAGATGGTGGCAATAGATCGGTATTTGAGGGTTTAAATGAATACTCTAATAATGCAGAAATTAAAATCGAAGAGTCTTACAAAGGAACAATAAGAATGGCAAAACCTTTAATTTGCTCTACTTTTGATATATTCTTTAAAGATTTATATAAAAATGCAGAAACTATAAAACTGCAAGATAAATTTAAAAATATCAACAATGTATATTTTGATTTAGATACTTCAGGAGTAGAAATACTAAAAGCAAGAGAAGTAGAAGAGATAAAAGAATTATATAAATCAAATTTAATCTCTAATGGCTCAGCAATAGAAGGATTGAAAGCTATTGATGATAAATGGGGTAATCTAAAAGGTGACTCCGAGCTTTATTATAGCGAAATAGATAATAAAATGACTTATGATGGAAAAACTAAAGGTTAATTTTCTTAATTTCTTCCTTTATAATTTGTTTTTTTATTGCCAAATTTAATAATAGGTCTTCTTTTTTTATATTCATCATTTTTAATATCCAGCAATAGAATTGATTTTTATTATTAGAAAGTGAATTTTCTAAAAAAATAATATTTGCCAATTCTATTTCTTTTTCAATTTTTTTATTCATTTCTTTTTGTTGTATTTTTCTACTTCTCGGCTAGCCCAGTTAATTCCCTCCATTCCTCCCCATAATAAAACGGCTTGTGTGCCTTTAGTTGCAGTCTTTTTGCCGTTAATACCTTCGACTTTTATTTCAGGTTTGTAGCTTTTCTGGTGCCTTCTAAACTGCGATATTCTTTTTAGGGTTTCAATTGGTATGTTTTTGCCATTAGAAAGGTCTCTAGCTCTTGCAACTCCTACTGCAGTGCCACCTTTTTTACTATCAGGTGCATTTTGTCTTAATTCTAGTCCTTTTTTTGCATTATTTTGGACTATTTTTGGTGGTTTAGGCATTTTTCGAAAAATTTAATGGTTCAATTCTAAAATAAGTTTCAGTTTCTTCGTCATATTCTAAACAATATTTATAAGCAACAGCATCGGCAAAGTTATCTATAATATCATCCTTAATTGTTTTAGTTGATTTTATATTACCACTCTTTACTTTGCAAGAATTAAATTCATCTTCGATATAACTTATCATTTTTGCAAGATAAACTTCTTGTTTTGTATCTTTTTTGAAAGACATATCTTCGTTACCTCCCATTATACTTAATAAATACTCATCATTTGGTGCAAATGGCAATTCAAAGCTATTATCAGGGATATAAATAACAGAATTACAATTAATTAGAGGTGCAACTTCCCTTAATCTATTCATTCGGTTATTACTTCCTCTTATTTTTCTTCTCATTACAACTCTAAAATCAACTTCATCATTGTCTTTGCCAATAGTATTTTTTAATAAAGTAGGATTGGATGTGTCTTCTAGTAAAAATATATTATTATCGTTACTATGATTAACAATGTTGTATTTTTTAATTTTGTCATTAGTCCAATTAGATAAAAACTTTCCTATAAAATCAATCCATTCATCAATATTAGTTTTTTTACGATGCATATCAAGTAAATATACTTCAAATGGTTTGTTGCCATTAGTATTTTCTTGAACTAGTCCCCAACAGCAAACAACACTATAATCACTATATCTATTATCAGTGGAAGCCAAATCACAAGTAAAAAATATTTCATCAAATTCAGGATAAGAAGTATATCTATTCAATGAGCTAAATTTAAATAAAACACCATCTTCTTCTAAGAACTCACCATCAACAAACCTTCTTTTAGAATTTTCATCAGGAAAATTTGCTATATATTGTTCTTGCGGTATATGATAATTATCAGCAGGGTTAAGTTTATAAACTAACATTCTATGAGCATCATGATAATCATCACCTCTATTATCTTGTTTTTTTATAAACAAGTTATAAGTCCAATGTGTTTTATAAGTAGGGTTAAAGTCAATAAAAAGTTGCAATGGAGCAAATTTTTTTCCATCTCTAAAAACTTTATTTTCTAAATAAAAGGGAATAAAAAGACCATTTTCTTTTAAATATTCTTCAGTGCTATAAACTATATCTTTTGCACCTCCGCATTCAAATTGAAAACGATGGCTAAATTTTTCAGGAATAGGAACAAAGCCAGTTAATCGACTAGTAATAGAATGTATGCCAAAAAAAACACTTTCAGGCAATTGTGATGCTTCATTAAGATATATTATTTGATATTCACCACCAAGATACTTATCGATATTCTGCACACCACCTATTTGTATTTTACTGCCATTTTTAAAAACAATAGTGCCTTCTTTTCTATTCGAGCTACCTTTATTGCCTAATTTATCTTTCTTTGATGTAATCTTGCCATAATCTAAATAAACAGGGTTATTATAAGGATAATAATTATTTAAAATTTTAAACAAAGTTTCCATAATAGTGCTTTTACCAGAAGATAAACTTTCTCTAATAATTAAAACATTAATCCCGGGAAATAAATAACAAGATTTTAGTATTTGTTCGCAAATTATAAAAGTTTTACCAGATCTGCCTCCACCATAAACGGCAATTGTTCTATAATATTTTTTACAAAGCTCTCTAAGAAAAAATTTTTGCTTAGGATTATATTTTATTCTATTTTTTTCCATTCTTGATTTGACATATAAAATTTAAAATCAATTTTATGTTTTTCACAGAATTGATAAAGTGTAAAAAATTGTTTTTCGCAATTAGGATTTCTTTTTATTTCTTTAGACAATAAATATTTAATTTCTTTAAATGGTAAATTTTGATTAGATTTACTATAATAGTTTTTGGCAAAAGATAGTTTAATAGGAAACTCATGTATCAATCCACAAGCACTATATATCACTAATGAAGCCATAGTTCTTGAATAAAACTTAAATCTAATTAAAACTACTTCTTTTGCCTCTAGTTTTGAAAAAGCATTATCAAAAACAATAAAACCTTCTTTATTTTGATAAAATCTAATATTATAAAATATCATCTTCTATATTTTCGTCCATTTCACTTTCTATGGCATCAACACTAGCATCTTTAAATCTTTGTTGTTCTTGTATAATAGCTTCTTTATATTCAGGCTCGACACTTTCCGCTAATTCTGTATTGGCAATTTTATTAGCATAGTTATTAATAGTGTTGTTTTCGGCAATGGCAATATCGCTATTCAATCTACCCAAACTTTGATATTGCATTACAACAGAGTCAGTAACTTCAAGAACTTTTCTAACAGTCCTTAACTTATTTGTAGCTTCTTTGTCATCAATGTGACCAATATTATTAACCAAAGGCAAAACAATTTCATTCACTACTTCATCAAGCATTTTAATAGTTTCGGCAACTTTCTCATTAAGAGTTTTGCAATTTTCATTAACAAAGTTTCTATAAGTAGGATTTCTAGTGGTAACACGAGAAGACACTACTCCATTTTTAGCATTAGATATTGTTGTTATTTCCATATATATTTATAAATAATTCTCTGTAAGTTTTATCGATGTTGTTGGCAAAAGATAAATACTCACTCTCAGTAATAACATTCCCTTTCATCTTCTTATCAATAGAAGCAATATCCTTTTTATACATAGTATAAACTTTATACAAGGAAAGATAGTTTTGTAATTGTAAAACTAATTCTTTTGAAATGTCAAGATTTTTTATAACATTTTGCAAATACTTAGGAGAAACATCATAATAACCAGACATTCTTTGATAAATTGATCGAACAGGTATGCCAGAAACTTTAGAGAGATGAGTGGGGGTTGTGTTAAGGTGTGATAATATAAGGTGTAAAGGGTTGAGCGATTGTATTTTAAGGGGGGGTGGGGGGTCAAACACCATAGACAGGTAAATTTTTCGGTTTTTTATATATTTATTATAAAAAAAGGGGGGCGGTGGCAACCCCCCCCATTTTATAAGATAACTTTTATTAGTCAAATAATTTTTTAAAAATATATGTGATCATCTACAATATAATCTTCAGAATAATTATAAGATGCTAAATACTCTTTTAAATAATCAATCAGCTCATTATCGTTCTTATGAAGATTATTAAAACCACTGCGAACTAAAACATTATCACATCCATCATCATACAGATCCCATTCTTCCTGCTCAAAACCATTTAAGCCGCTCCCACCGTTTTGAAATGCAAAAATCTTTTCTTTATTATTTTTTGTTGCAATAATTTCTAATTGCAAACTAATGTTATCTTGATCGACATCTTCATGATCGAAATAAAATCTATAAACATTACTAAAACAAAATTTCCAGCCTTGAAAATTTTTGATTTTTTTTAGTTTTTTATTTTCCAAATTTGCACTCATAATAAAAAAATTTAATTAATAAAAAATAACAATAATACATTAAAACTTATTGTCAACTAATTTCTTTAAAAAAATAAAAATATTTTAAAAAAAGTTTTAGCCCACCCGCGCGGGGCGGGGGGGTTAGTTTATATATTCTATTTCTAGCTCCTCAATTCGATTATAAATATCTTCATTAATCTTTTTTGCAAGCAATGTTAAGCAAGCTTCTATTAACTTATTATCCTTATTTTGCATAGTCTGATCGTATGTATAGAATGACCAATAACCATCATGATCTGTTGTTATCCTTTTAACATAATCAACAAGCTCTTTCTTATATTTATTCTTAACAAAATCAACAATCTGAGCTTGATCGGCCGCTTCAATTTTAACAATAATTACATCGGTTTTAAAGTTGTAATAAGCTGGACTTTCTAATTTAACAAATTCTAAATTGACTTCAACTCCATTTTCTTTTAAAAAATCTTCCAGCGCTTCAAGATAAACAAAACAATAATTCTTTCTTGTTGCCTTATGATCCACATTATCATAATGCTCTTCTATTTCTTGTTCCTGCTCCGAGTCGAAGTCATGATTTCTTTCAATAAAGCAATCAATAAGATCATCGTGTACTGAGTTGTAAAAACCACCAAAATTTAAAGCTAACTCCATATAATAATAAAAAATTTAATTAATAAATAAAAACAATCGATTGATTGCTAAAAAGATAATAGAATAATAAAAATTATTTGTCAACCGCCCTAATGTAAAAAAGTTAAAAAATCTTTTAATATAAAAAAAACTTATATTAAAAAGTGTTTCCTCGGGAATTTTTGATACTTTTAGTAAAAATTGGTAAAATAATATAAGTTTTACTTATAATAGATTGATTTTTTAGGGGTAAAAAGGGGGGGTTTCAAACAACTATCAAAAAAAAATAAAACAAATCATTAAAAAAAATTAATTCTAATTCTAAAAAATAATTAATCAAAACCCCGCCCCAAGCCTTATTTTATATACTTTAATACTTCTTCTGGAATGTTTCTATTCAATAAGCAACTGTTTTTTATAAGCAACAAATCACAATAGACATATTCACAATTGACTTTGTCTCTTGTAAAAATAGAATTAGCTTTTATTCTGTTAGCTTCTATTCTATTAGCTTGCAAAATAGTGCAATTAATTGTATTTACTTTTAGCTCTCTGCAAATAATGCTTTTGCAAACAACATCTTTAGTTTCAATTTCACAATCAACCGCTTCTATTATGAAGTCGCCCATAATATCTATTTTTAATTCGCTCTTATAACCTGCAATAACAATCTTCTGCTCTTTATATCTATGTCTAGTCTCTTCTATTCGTTTCGCTTTTATTGATTGACAAAACAACTCAGTAACTGATAAATAGCCATCGATCTTAATATTTGCATCGGAATAAAAAGAATTGCAAATAATAGAGTTGCTAAATTCTATATCACTAATTGACTTATCTATTTCTATTATATCGTAACCGCTTGATATATCCTTGCCGATATATTTGCCGTCTTTTACTTGTTCTTTTGTTATAAAATGATTTTGCATAATTCTTTTAAATTTAATTAATAATAGCAATCGATTAGATTGCAGGCTATAAATTATAACATAGTTTTTTAATTGCAAGTATTATTTTTAAAAAAAATTTAATTATTTTTTTATTTCTACAAAATAACACTCTTTTTGGCATTCTACCTCAAAAATTGGCTCATAACCCTCGAACTGTGCTATTGCAACTAATAATAGTAATTTTCTAAAATATCGCATATTTCCTCCTCCTCTAATTTAATTAATAAAGCCAATTTTAAAAATTGGTAAATAAGTTATAATAGTTAAATTTTAATTGTCAATACCCTAATTTAATTATTTTTTAAAAATATTATTTTAATATTATTTCTACGAGCTCCGCTTGATAATGTGCAAATCTTTTTACAACTGTTTCTGCAACGGTAATATTAAATTGTTTTGCTTGTTTTTGATCTTTGCAAGTTTGAGTATTATTTCTTTTTAATTTAAAGATCCAGTCGGAGCCAACTTTTACATTAAAAACTCTTTTACATTTTCTTTTAGCTTCATAATCCTGAAAATGTTTAAAAAGTTTATTTTCAAAACTTTTCTTAAATTCTAAATCGTTTCTGCATTTTTGCCAAATTTCATAAGCATCGCCATCGCATTTAAAGCTAGCCATTGCTTTTCCATAAGTTGTATATAGACCCTTTGACTCTCCTGAAAAAAAAGTAAATAAAATATGTTTTTGAATTTTTTCAATACCGTCAATTTCATTAAAAAACTTGTCATAAAACGGCAAGTGTGAACGACTGTAGTCCTTTGGATAAATATTATTCGATGATGATACCATAAAAACTTTTTTGTTTTTACTATCAATTTTAATTGATTTTACTGTTTCCGTTGACATTG